ATGCTGGCGCATTGCCGCCGCCCGCGCCATCCTGTCGTCATGAACGTCCGCCAGAACCTGCTGCGATTCGCAAGCGAACGCGGCGAAAGCCTCACCTCGCTGTCGCTCAAGCTTGGCCGCAACTCGGCATACCTTCAGCAGTTCGTCGGCCGCGGTTCCCCGCGCCGCCTGCCGGAGGATGAACGCCGGATGCTCGCCATCACGCTCAACGTCGATGAGCGGCAGCTGGGCGCCCGTGACCCTTGGGCGCCGTCCGCGTGAGGCAAGTCAACCGCGACGAACTCATCTACATCGTCGCCGGGGCGCTGCGCGACGTGCCTGCCAGCATCCGCAAGGATCTGCTCGACCACAGCATCGCGCGCCGCGACATGGCCCGTGTGCTGACCGCGACGACGATCGTGGATCGCGCGCTTAACCGGTATGAGGTGCTGTCGGCCGCGCCCTACACCGATCAAATGGGCGAAGGCGCCTTTTCCAAGCCGATCGCGCGAATGATGGGCGAGCACGTCGAAAGCGGGCCGCGTTACGAGGTCGACCCGGATGCGTAACCGCCGCCTCCCCCCGATCGAAGCGATCATACTGGCCACCCTCATGGCGGTCAGTATGATTGCGACGATTTGGGGCTGGATCAGGTAGCATCAGCGCGGCCACGCCTCCCACAGGAGCCGCCGCTTGGCCTCGCACGCCGCCAGATCGAGCCGCCCCGATCGGATCGCGTCTTCGGCATCCGCCGACGTGGCGCTACCGTCGGGCTGGCGCGGCACCGGGGTCGGGGTGCATGGCGTCGCCGCCGCGCCCGGCCGGGTCGGGATCGTCGGCAAGCTCGGCATCGAGCGCGTCGATCCCGCGCACGCGGTCAGCGCCAAGGCACATAGCCCGGCCAGCAGGGGTCGCAGCATATTCCCTCACGGTGTTGGTGGACTTCAGGATGATCGGCTGGCGCGCGGCCAGCCGGTCGGCGTAGCTGGCGGTCGCGCTCGACAGCCGGGCGGCATAGTCGCGCTCCGCCGCCAGCCGTGCGACATCCGCGCGGGCGATCTCCGCCGTCCACGCCGCGCGCTCGTTGGTCAGGGTGTGGCGCACGTCGGCAAGCCGCGCGCGATCGTAGAGCCAGCCCGCCGCCAGCGCGACGATCGGGATCGCCCACCAGAAGCGGCGCAGCAGCGCGAACGCAGCGGTCACGCCTCGTCCCGCGACAGCGGCTCCCCGTTGCTGGCCAGCTCCACCCGCCCGCCGACGCGGGGACGGCTGGCGGGCCAGCGCCGCGCCACGCACCGATCCTTGCCGATCCACGCCAGCGTCACCGCATCGCCCTGATTGCCGCCCAAGACGCGATAGGCGTCCGCCCGCTCGCCGACGTAGAAGCCGACATGCCCGCCGCCGGGCCGCTCGAACACCAGCACCGCGCCGGGCGCCAGGCTGTCCGCGTTGATCGGCACGCCCCACGACGCCCAGGCCTTGGCGCGCACCGCGATCGGGGGCGGGATCAGCCCCGCCTCGCTGACGCATTGCGCCACGAACAGCCCGCACCACGGCACGCTGTCCGCGTTGTAGACCATGCCCAGCACCCTGGTGCCCAGCCGCTTGGCCCAACCCATGATCGTCGGGTTGTTGGCGGCACCGGGCGCCTCGCGCGTGCCCAGCTTCGCCCGCGCGGCCATCAGCCACGCCGGTTCCTTTGCCATATCTGTCCTTTCTAAGGTGGCGGGTCAGCCCCGCGACAGTCGCCGCACGGCGACGTCCAGCGGCAGACCGTCCAGATCGTGTCGCGTGGGATCGTCGGGGTCGGCGTCGGGCCGGTGACGGCTCAGCGGATGGGGAGCGGCCGTCAGGGGCCGCTCCCTCGCGCGATCACTCCGCCGGGGTGAAGTCGACATAGAACCGCTGGCCCGGCTCGAACTTCCCGACCAAGGCGGGGTTCATGATCGTGATGTCCAGCGACACCGACGGCGAGAACTTCGCGAAGGTGTTATCCTCGTCGGAGCCATCGGCCGGATAGGACTTGGCGGCGACGCCGTGGAACTTCAGCTGTTCGCATTCGGCGCTGTGCTTCGTGACGGACGCGATCTGCAATTTCGCGCGCATGATGGTCATTACCGTTCTCCAGATGATAGGCGCGCGTCGCCGCCACGACCAGCGCGCGGGTCAGTTTCCGTTTGGGCGGGAAAGTGAGTGCGGGATCAGTCCGCGCGGGTGCGCGGCAGCGTCGCCAGCAGGCGTTCGTTCGCGCGCCGGTGCCGCCACAGCCGCTCGGCGCGGCCGAACAGGTAGAGGAACGCTCCCAGGCGCAGGATCGCGGGCGACCAGTCGTCGAAGGGCGTGGGCGCTTCGGTGATAAGCGGCGGGATCGTCATCAGGACGCTGCCCGCCATCAGGCCCAGCCCGACGCGCTCGACAGCCTTCAGCATGTCGAAATGGACGATCAGCTTGTACGTCGCGCAGGCGGTGACCCCCAGCGCGAACACGACATTGAGGATATCGACCAGGATCATGCCGCCTCTCCCGAACCGAGGATGCGCTTCACCCATCCGATGACCAGCGGCAGCAGGATGTTGCTGCCCGATCCGAAGACATAGGTCAGCGCGGCGATCGCCCGCACGTTGCTGTCCTCGACGCCCATCACCTCATGCGCGATCCACGGCGTGACGAAGATCGCGAAGGAAAAGCCGCCAAGCAGCGTCAGCGTCAGTTCCATCGCGCCCATGTCCTTCCAGCGGACGAACGACAGCGCCGTGAACGCGCCCGACACGGCGGCCAGCGCGATATAGCCGTAGCGCAGCAGCGTGCCCGGCTCTTCGATGTTCATACGCGCACTCCGGTCATCGTTGCGGGGTTCCGGCCGGCGCCCATCGCCGGCCGGCTGTGGATCACTTCGGCGCGCCGTCCGGCCAGTGCGGATCGTTGTCGACGTAGTTGGTGCTGGTCGCGCCCGGCGCGGGCGGGCGATCGTCGCCGCACGACGCAAGCAGGATGGTGGCGAGCAACAGGGCCGCAAGTTTCATGGCATTGTCCTTTCGAAGTTACGCGGGCCAAGTGATCCCGGTGACGACGGCCCGCATCGCCGCCACTGTCGTTGCCGCCTTCAGCGCGGCGCAGGCCTTCGCCTCGGTCGCCGCGATTGTCGGCACCTTGTTCGATGCGGTCATCCCGACGCGGAACCGCTCGATCGCGGCCGGCACCGTGTCGCCGAACGCCCCCGCATCGGCGAGCGCGAAGCCGAATTTCGCCTGTTTCACGGCCGCCGGCATCGCGTTCAGCGCCGCCAGCGCCAGCGTCACCGTCGCGCCCAGGCTGTCGAAAAACGCTACCTCCGCGGCCTTCTGCGCGTATTCGGCCTTCTTCGCGCCGCCATTGGAGAGGAACGTCATCTTGCGCCCCTCCGCCTCGGCTTTGACCGCGGCCAGCAGCTGCGCACGGACCTTCGCGGGATCCTCGATCCATGTGTTGCCCGACAGTGTCAGCAGGTCGAGCGGCACGCCCGCCGGCAGCGCACCGCCCAGCTGCGCCCAGCCGGCCCCATAGCCGGCGAGCGACGCCACGAACTGCACCTCACCGGTGCCGCTGTGCCTGATCGCGATCATCATGCCACCTGCTTGGCGATCAGGACGCATCCCACGCCGGTCGCCGGTTTCGCGCTGGCCACACCGGCGTCGTAATAGGCCAGCGCCCGCACCTCATAGTACGTGCCGGCGGTCAGCCCGGTGATGTGCCCAATCGCACCATAGGGGCTGCCGGGGCTGTTTTCCGGCGGTTCGCCGGGGCCGCCGTTCGCGCGCGTCGCATCGCTGCCTGCTCCCTCCGTGCCCGACACGTCCACCCATGACCCGCCCGGCAGACGATATTGATGCTTGGTCACGAGCCGCGTCGTCCCGATCGCGCCGCTGCCGCCCGAATAATAGGTGCCCGTCAGCTGCGTATCGACCTTGCCCGACGATCCGGCCTGGATCGAAATCGTGCCGCCAAAGACGTCGTAGCTCGTCGAGGTGCCACCGGAGCCGATGTTCAGCCCCCTTTCTTCCAGCGACGTCGGCGCGCGCAGCACGGTGATCCCCACCTTGACCTGCTGTGACAGCCCGGCCGCCGACACGGTATAGCTGACGCTCGCGGTTGCCTTGCTGATCGCCGTGATCGCGATCGTCGTACCGTCGTCCGCAACGCTCGCGGTGCAGCCCGAAGCGGCATCAATCGTCACGTCCGTGATCGTCGCGGGCACACCGGCGCGCGCCGCGCCGTTTTCGATGTACGCCGGCAGCGCCCCCGGCACCGCCGCACCCGCCGCATCGCCCTGCAATTGCAGCGCGGCCGGCTGCGCCGTCACCAGCAGCGGGCTGATGCCGGGCGCGCCATCCTGCGCCAGCTTCTCGACAGTCGCCCACTCGCCCGGCGCGATCGTGTCCGTATCGCTGGTCGACAGCGCCGATGCTGTCGTCACCCACAGGATGCCGGTGCCATCCGGGATCGCTGCCGACCAGCCGTTGTTGAGGCCCGACAGCGTTGCTGTCGAAAAGGTGTAGGTCGCGTTTACCGATGGTGCGGATGGCGCGGATGTGGCGCGCTGGTACGCGAACACCGACTTGTTGTTGAGGCCGCTCCCGCCGGCTGCGCCGTTGGCAAACGCCTGCACTGGCGCGGCCCACTCGCCGGGCGCGATCGTGTCCGTTGCGTCGCGCGAACTGGCCGTCGCGCTCGACGCCCACACCGGGTCGGTGCCGTCCGGGATGCCGTTGGTCCACCACCCGTTGTTGATCCCCGTCAGGCTGGCGGTCGCAAAGGTGTAGGTGCCCGTGGTCGTGGGCAGGGGCGGTGCCGATGCCGCGCGCTGGTAGATCGCCACCGCCGCGTTGTTATACCCCGGCACACCGTCCTGCCCACTTGCCCCGTCCCGGACCTTGAGGAGCGTCTTGCGGTCGCTCGCACCGGGCACAGTGACGCGCACGCGGAGACCGCCGCCGCCGTCGCCGCTGTCCCCCACCCGCCCGTCGATCCACGCCTCCGTGATCGTCAGGTTATCGGGGCCGGTCGACGACAGAGAGGAGGAATAAGCCGCCGCCAGTGCCGCAGCGGTATCCTCGGCGTAGCTGTTCCCGCTTAAGCCTTCCAGCCGGAAGACGGGCGCGTCGGTCGTGTTCTTCCGCGTCGTCGTGAACGTGATCGGTCCCGACGCGATGACGTTGGCCCCGGTGTACTTGACGACGTCGGCCGATGCCGACAGCTGGATATCGACGGCTGGCGCGCCATTCGCCCCCGCATTGGTCTTGGTCACGCTAAAGGTGGCGTCGATCGGCGGGTAACCGGGATAGGTTGCCCGAAACACCGCGTATCCCGACGACGATCCGGTCGGAAAGCCGGTCAGGCCATAAGCACCGCTGCTGTTGATCGCAGCGGTGATGATGCTGTCGGACACCAAGGCGAACGTGCACGCGCTGGTGACGTCGGTTCCGCCCAGCAGCACCCGGAATTGGCCCGACGCACCGGCATAGGTCACCGGGTTGCCCGCCGCATCCGCCGCGACATTGTGCGCCTCGTTGGTGAGGTATCCGACCAGCGCGCTTTGCCCGTTCTTGCCCGCCGCACCCGCCGCCGATAGCGTTATATCCCTGAGCTGCGCATTGGCTGCCAGCGCCGTGCGGAAACGCAGCGCGTTGGCAGCTGCGTTCGGATCGCCCGTCGTGCCCATCCAGTCGAAGACATAGATCAGGGTGCTCGCCGCATACCACCGGACATAGCGCCCGTCGAACTGCACCCGGCATTTCACCTCGCCCGTATTGGTGTAGGCGGTCGTGCCGTTCTGCTGGCCGCCATTGACGTAGGCGTAAAACTGACCGAGCTGATCGCGGTAAAGCGCGAAGGTGATGCTGTCGAAGCTGTTGCCGGGGTTGGAGCCGGGGTCGCCCTGCGTCAGGCCCGCCATGACATATTCGGTAGCCGCCGGGATTGTGAACGTCGCGACCGCGCCACCCGTGTACGCCTCACGCGAGTAAGCCGCGTCAGTGCCCCAGTTTCGGTTATTGTTGACCTCGTATGCGCTGACGCTGTTGCCCTCGACGATCGTCGTCGCGGACCCCGCCACCAGCGTCACCGCCCCCGCGCCGGGATCGCCCTTTACCGACACCACCGCCGTCGTCACCGGCCCGATCACCCGCCGGTCGCTCGCCACCCCCGCCTTGGTATAGCTGACCGCCACCTCGTAGGCGGTGCCCGCGCGCAGGCCGGTGATCTCGCGATACGTCGCGGTCGGCGCATCGCTTCCCGCTGCCGTCCACGGCGCGCCGCTGTCGAAGACGCGGTATTCGAACACCACGCCGTCCACGTTCGCCGCGCATGCGCCGCTGATCGCCAGCGTCGGGGTCACGAGCTGCCCGCCCGCCGCCAGCGCCGCCAGCGTCCAGTCGCCGTCACGCGGCATCGGCACGATCGGCTGCGCGGTCACCCCCGGCGTGGGGGGCGGCGTCGTCGTCTGCCCCAGCGCGAAGGCGTGCTTGCCCGGCGTCTCGCTGCGCGCGGTCATCGTCACCACGCCGCTAGCCGGCGCCAGCTGGCGTTGCAGCAGCAGGATCGGCTGCGCGTTCAGCCCCAGCTCGGGCAGCGTCGCGGTGACGCAGTCGCCCGGCTTGTACCCCATCCACACCAGCTTCAGCGGCAGCGTGATCGGCCCGAACTCGCGCGCATTCTCGATGTCGTAGCGGACCGCCGTGGCCACCTGCTTGGTGTCCTGGATCAAAGGATAGTCGTACAGCTTCGATCGCTTGCCGCCGTCGAACGCCACATGCTCCGGCACGCTGATCGGCGCGCCGGGCAGATACTGCCAATTGTTCGCCTCCAGCCGGTAACGCGGCGTGATCGTGTTGACCCGGTCGCGCCGCGACTGCGTCGCCGTCACGCTCGCCGCGCCCACGACGTCGTCGGCCGTGATCGTCGCCAGCGACACCTTGGGCGCGTTGACGAAACAGCTGATCCGCGCGCCCAGCGCCATCGGCTCGCCCATCCCGGCCTGAAGGATGCGCTTCATCGTGTCCCACTTGCCGTCCGTGGAATAGACGATCCCGCCGGCCTTCCAGCCGTTCGCGACCGCGATGTTGCGCCCCTCCACGAACGCCGCGACGTCGATCAGCGCCCAGGGCGCGCCGATCCCCATCACCCGCTGGTACGTCGATCCCGCAACGCCGGGATCCCGCTGCCACACCCCATGCGCCCAGCGCATCGCCAGCAGATACGGGTTCTCGGTCCACTCCCACGTCGCCATCGCCGCGTCATAGGCCGCGGTGTCCGACGGATCGGCCATGCGCTGCGGCCCCGATCCGCCGGGATAGGTGCTGTCCTTGGTCGGATCGTAGCAGCGCACGCCCCGGCCGACCCACATCGGCGCGGGAACACCCGCCTGGAACATCTTGCCCTTGGTATCGAACCGCAGCGTCCACGATGCCGCCGCCTTGCCCGACAACCGATGCATCGGCCCCCAGCCGGGCGGCGTCCCCGCGCCCGCGCCGAACCCCAGCGGCGACCCCTCCGGTAGCGCGCCCAGCTGCGTCCGGCTCCACATCCACCCGGAATATTGGCCGATCGCCGCGCCGGTCGCGGTGTAGCTGACCGGCACCTGGTCAACCGTCTGCCCCTCGATCGCCGCGATCGGCCCCACCGACAGGACGCTTACGAAGCTTTGCCGGTCATTGTCGCCCGCGTCGCGGGTGTCGAAACCGGTGCGGTACACGATCTTGCCCGCCGTCCCGGTGCGGCCCAGCATCAACGGCAGGCCATCGTCGGGGTTGGCCGAAAAGCTGGTCTGACTGCCGGTGACCATCGTCGTCGGCTTCTTGGCCGTCAGCGTCGCGCCGATCTGCAAGGCGCCGGCCGCTACCGACGCGACGGTCGCTATCGTCGAAATTGACGCGCCAGCGATCATCGGGGTCGCGGCAGCAGCGCCAAGTGCGGCACCAACACCGGTCGCGACGAGTGCCACAGCGCCCACCACTACGGCGGCTGTTCGGATAACCTTGGATATGGCAACCTCCGCCCATAGGAGTTTGAGATGGCTGGACTGCTGTTTGGTGCGCTGATGATGACCCTCGCGGCCGGGGAGGATCGTCACGACACGAAGGTCGAGGTTGACGGTGCTCGCTACAGGGTCACGACGACGGGACAGATCGTCACCGTCGCCCGAAAATCATTCATCGTTCAGTTCAACATCGAAGAGCGTGACCGCATGAGGAAGGCGGTTCGCGTGGCGACAGGCTGCAACGTGGTCGACGAAATACCCAACGGCGCGAAGCTTCGCGGCAAACTTGATTGCCCAGCTAAACCGGCACCCGCCACGCCGTGACATAGTCGACCGGCTGCAACACCGTCGCCCCGCCCGGCACATCCTCATGCCAGCCGACGACGCGCCCGTTGCCCAGCGCGATCGTCAGCGCGCCCAGGCGATCGACGCCGGGCAGCATCAGGATGTCGCCGACGATCGCCGCTGCCGGCGCGATCCGCTCCAGCCCGTGCGCGTCCAGCGCCTCCGCCAGCGAGGCATGGCCCGCCGCCTTCAGCGCCTTCATCGCGCCCGGCACCGTCCGGTACGAACCGGATGGCGGCAACCGCACCTTCGTCCCCAGCTTGCGCAGGTGCGACGCGACCATGCGCACGCAATCCGACGTCCCCAGCCGCATCGGCCGCGCGGACCATCTGTCCAGCGCCGCCTGCGCCGCGTCGCGCCGCCGCACCATCGGGTCGGTCACTGGTACAGCCGATCGATGAAATAGCCGCCCAAGCCGCCGAACGCCGCGGCGGCATTGGTCTGCACCGACGTCTGCGTGCCGGCGACACCCCAATAGACCGGCCGATCAACGCCGGTGACGTAATCCATGCCCGCTTCGTTCGGAAAAATGCTGCGATGATGCCCCGGCGACAGGCGCGCGCTTTCGTCATCCTCGAACAGCCGCTCGAACACCGACGTCACCTCATAGTCGAGCGACCGGCCATGCTCCTCCGATCGCAGCGACGGCACGTCGATTTCCCCCGCGAAGATCAGGTGCGGATCCGGCACCGGCTGGCCGGACACCTCATCCACCGCCCCCATCCACACCAGCACCGGCGCGCCCTGCATCTGCGGCCCCGCCAGCGTCGCCGCCGCGGCGTCGCTGGCCGGCAACAGCGTCAAGCTGAACGCCGGTGCGCTGTCACCCGTCCCGTCGGTCAGGTCCTCGACTTCGGAGATCGTGCCGAACACGTCGTCCTGCCCAGCGAACGTGCGCCCCCCGAACGACAGCACGCCGGCACCGTCCAGCAGGTTGATCGTATAGCCGGGCAGTTCGATCGCCACGGCGCCGAAGATGATCGGCGCATCGGTGCGCAGCCGGGCGTCCAGCGCGGGGGTCAGCTGCGTCATCGCGTTTCCTGCAATCCGAACGACAGCCCCGTCGTCCGCGCGGTCGACAGCGACCAGCTTTGTTCATCGCCCATCAGCAGCCCCTCGATCATCGGCTGGGCGAACTCACAGATCGCGCCGCTCGCGGGCGACACGCGCATCATCGGGCGGATCGCCAGCCCGTCGATCCGCCCGTCCGTCGCGGTGCGCGTCTCAGCCGCGACGTGCAGGTAGCGTCGGCCGCCATGCACGAACGAGAAGAACTGCCCCTCGCGAACCGTATAGCCGGCGGTGAAACCGTCGATCGTCAGCAGCGATCCGGCCTGTCCGCCGCCCGCCACCTTGGGTGCACCGGGCGCGCCCGTATCGAATCCCGGCTGGGGCCACGGCATCACCGCACCTTCGCCGCGCGCCGCGATCAGCCGCGCCACCCACGTCATGCCGGTTTCCGCTGACAGCATCGGCGGCATGTTGACCGACAGCGCGAAGCGGTCACCCATCCGGCGCAGCTTCTGCAACGTGCCCCCGAAGATCGGGCGCAACGTGCCGCCCCAGTCGAGGAACGACGGCGTTGCGTCGCTTGGCGCCGGGTCGGTCGGCAACAGCACGCTCATCGCGCGATCCTGCGTCGGCTGGCCTTCGCCGCGCGCGACGTCGCCATCTCGCTGCCGCCCATCGCCGCGCGCACGCCCATTCGCTGGATCGACGGCTCCGCTGCCGATGCTGCGACGACGTCGAAATACGGGCTGGGCACCACCATCACGCTGCCCGCGCCGCCATTGTCGTTACCCGGCTTGCGGATATCGACCATCTCGCCCTTGGTGGCGCGGAACGCGATCAGGTTGTTGTCGATCCCGCTCATCCCGCCGACCCGGAACGATCCGCCGGTCGCGAACTTCGGCAGGTCGGCCCATACCTTGCCCATCTGCGGCAACGACGTGGGCAGGTCGGGCACCCCCAGCATCCCCGGCGTGATGTTGATCCCCCCGCCCAGCAGCGTGCCGACGAACGACCCCACCTTGCCCAGGATGCCGCCCCCGCCCGATCCCTTGCCGATGTTCGCGAACAGGCGGCTCACCAGGTCGGCCAGCGAGTTGATGGCTTCCTCCATCCCCTTGGCCACGCGGTCCTTCCACCAGTTCTTCATGAAATCGCCCAGGTTGCCATCCAGCGCCGCACGAATGCCCTCCTGGAATGTCGCGCGGACGTTGCCGATCAACCGCGCGCGATTTTCCTGATCCCATTCGGTCGCGGCACGCGTCATCGCCTCGCCGCTCGACATCCCGCCGTTCTGCTCCAGCTCGCGCGCGCGACGCCGGATATCGATCTCGCGTTGCAGCTGGCGGATACGCTCCTCGCTGTCACCGCGCGCCTGCGCGATCCGCACCGCCTGTTCGCGCGCGTCATCCTCGAACCACCGCTGGCGCACCTGCGCGCGCGCGGCATCGACCTTCGCCTGGTCAGCCTCCGCCAGCCGGGTGGCCTCGGCAAGGTTCTTGGTCAGTTCGTAATAGGTGGCGATCCGCCGCTTGAGGTCAGCTTGCCGCTCCAGCGCCTCGATCGTCTGCTGGTCGCTGCCCAGGCGCGCGGCGTCGAGCGCCGCGGATGCCTGTTCGTCCGCCACCTCGCGCGCCACGCTCACCGCGCGCGCCTGCTGGATCGCAGTCATGTCGCGTTGCGCCGCGGCGCGCGCCTGATCCAGCGACAACCCGGTGCGCTGATACGCCTCCACCTGCTTGGACAGCGCCAGCTGGTCCTGAATGCGCTTCTCCGCCTCCTTGTCGCCACGCGCGCGCGCAGCCTCCAGTTCGGCTTCGATCTTCAGCTGCTCGCGATTGGCGCCGTCGAACCGATGGCTCGCCCCGCCACCCTTCGCGCGCGTCGTCTTGGGCGGGGTGAAGTCGACGGTGCGCGTGCCACCGGTCGGCGCCGCGGGCGCCTCCGGTTTCGGGGCGGGCGGCGCGCCGGCCGGCCCGGCCGGCGCCGCGGCACCGAAACCCAGTCGCGCCTTCAGCCCGGCATATTGGTCGCCGATCCACTTGGCGGTGCTCCCGATCCACGCCGCAATCCCGCCGAACTTGTCGACCAGCCAGGACTTGACCCCTTCGTACACGCTCTTCGCGGTCGCGACGACGCCCGGCATCGCGCTCGCGAACCAGTCGATCGCCCCCGACACCACGCCGCTGAACATCTGCGCGATCGACGCGAAGCCATCGGCCAGCCACGCCTTCGCCGCGGCGTAGATCGCTTGCAACGGCGCCGTCAGCCCCGGCACCGCCATCGTGATGATGTCGATGACCGTCTGGATCGCCTTGTCGACCGCGTCATATGCGGCCTGCCACGCCCCGGCGAAATCCCCGGTCAGCAGCGCCGACACCGCCCGCACGACATCGGCCACGACGTCGACCACGCCGGTGATGGCGCGGATCGCGATCTCCAGCCCGGCGACCAGCACCGATCCGATCATCTCGACGATGCCGGCGATCAGCGTGCCGACGACGTCCAGCACACCCTGTATCAGCGCCACCAGCCCGCCGATCGCATTGCCGATCGGGCCATTGACCACACCGCCGATCAGCGCGCCGGCCTTATCCCACAGCGCGGCCAGCGGCCCGCCCAGCGTGGCCTGCATCTGCTGCCACACGACGTCCAGCGCGGTCAGGATACTGTCCTTGAACAGCAGCACCGCCGCGATCGCCCAGCCGATCGGCCCGGTGATGCCCAGGATGCTGCGCCCGATCAATGCCAGCCCCTCGCGGATGCCCGCCTGCGCCACCAGCCGGATCAGCGCCGCGCCCAGCGTCCCGATCGGCTCGATCACCGCGCTGATCGCCCAGCCGATCAGCCCGAAACCCCGCGCCACCTTCGCCAGCACGAACGACGCCACCAGCCCGAACCCTGCGGCAAGCGGCCCCAGCGCGGCAGCCACGGCACCGACGGCCACGCCCACCTTCAGGAGCGCGGGCGGGGCATGCGCGATCGATTCGAGGAACCCGGCGAACCCGTTCTTCACCCGCGCGATCATGTCGGTCAGCCCGGCTTCGCCGATCGCGATCTTGACGCTTTCGAACGCATTGGCCAGCCGGGTCGTCGCCGCGGCCTCGCCCTCCAGGCGCTTGTCGATCTTAGCGCCCACATCGCCACCCGCGATCTCGCGTTGCAGATCGGCGATGCCCTGCCGGCCCTTCTCCATCAGCCCGATCGCGGTGCGCGCCGCGTCAGAACCGAAGATGTTCTTCAGCGCCTCGGTCTTGGACTTGTCGGACAGCCCCGCCAGCGCCTTGCGCAGGATCTCGGCCTGCTCGGCCAGCGGCTTCATCCGCCCGGTGCGGACGTCGAAAAACTCGATCCCCAGTTTCTTCATCGCGAACTCGGCCTCTTTCGTGGCCGGCACCAGCGACTGGATATAGGTCTTGAACGACGTCCCCGCGTCGCTCCCGCTGCTGAACTGCGTGCTGGTCGCCGCGACCGCGGTCGCGAAGTCGCGGAAGTTGATACCCGCCGATGCCGCGATGCCGCCGCCCTGCGCCAGCGCCTGCTGAAAATCGACGAACCCGAACTTGCTGGCATCCAGGGCACCGACGACGTCGCCGACGACCTGCGGCAGTTGGGCAGCGGTCACCTTGAACTGGCCCATCGCGTCGGTGACCAGCGCCGCGGCATCGGACACCGGCGCCGCACCAGCGGCGGCAAGGTTAAGCGACGCCTTCAGCGCACCGCCAAGGATGTCCGCGGTGCCGACGCCCGCCAGCCCCAGCGCCTCGATACCGTCCGCCGCCTCGGTCGCGCCCTTGCCGACCCGCGGCCCCAATTCGCGCGCCTGGTCCGACAGCCGCTTCAGTTCGATCCCCGACACGCCCTTCAGCGCGGCCTCGACGCGCTTCATGCTCGCCTCGAAACCGCTGGCCGTCTTGTTGGACACGGCCGCCAGCGCGCCCAGCGGCAGGGTGATGCCCGCGGTCAGCCCGGCGCCCATCCTCTTCGCCTTGCCGGCGACCTCGTCCATGACGCCGGCCACCTGCTCCAGCGCCCCGCGCAGCCCCGACAGGTCACCGCGCGCGCGGCCGATCGCGGGCGACCAGTCGCGCGTGTCGAGGATCAACACGCCGCGCAGCGCGCCGATCACTGCACCTCCCGTGTCCATCCTCGCATCACTCCATCTTGCCGCCCGTGGCGGCGGTCCACATGTGCGCCATCGTCATCAGCGCCTCGACGCTGGCCGCGCGGCGCTTTGGGGTACGCTTCTTGTTGCCGGCGATCTCGGTCAGCGCCGGCAGGCGCTTCGCCCGCTGCAGTGCGGCGATCGTCCACGCCAACCACGCCCGCTCCTGGTGGGCATTCTCGGCGCCACGTCGCTTGCCCTCGACGATCGACGCCATCAGGCGCGGCGTCGATCGCCAGAAGGCCTCCGGGTCGAGGCCCAGCTCGACCCAGATTTCTAGCGCGCGCGACCACTCCCACGCGGTTTCGGCTTGGCCTGCCTCGCCTTTCCCTCCGCACTCGCATCGGGAAAGGCACCCTGGAACGCCTTGGTGATGAGCGATCCGGCCTCCTCCAGCCCCAGCTGGTGGATCAGGTTGCCGGCCTCGATATCGCTCAGCTGGCCGTGATGCGCCTCCAGCCCGATGCGGAACATCGTCCGCACCGCACCGACGGTGTCCATCTTCGCGCCGACATCTTCGATCGACACGCCAAGGTCGCTTTCCATCGTGCACAGCGCGTTGAAGTCGTAGGCCAGCGTGAAACGACCTTCGCCCACACTGAACCCCACCTCACCCTTGATCGGGTTCGCCATCGTCAGGCGCCCCCGCTCGGGGCCGGCGTGATGACGACGGAACCGCTGACGCGGCCGGTCACCTCCGCGGTCAGGCGATCGTTCAGCGGCGCGGTCGGCTGGAACCCGCGGATCAGCAGGTCGAACGTCCACGTCACCCCGTTCGGCCACGTCAGCTTGAAGCCACGCGGCTTGCGCAGCGCCTTCGCCCCAAGGATCAACCGCTCGGTCGCGCCGTCAGGAATATAGTTGATCGTGAAGGTGCATTCGCCCGGATCGGTCAGACCGCCGATGAACTCCTTGGTCCCGTTCGGCGAGTTGTAGTGCGTGACCTCGATCTCGTCGTCCATCGACTGGGGCGGCGTGATGTCGGTCGGTTCGCCGATATCGGTATAGGTCGTGGCATTCGCCGTCGCTTTCATGGCGATGACGATGCCAAGCCCCGTCATCGCCTGGCTGTTGCCGGCCATAGGTCGTCTCCTTGCTTACGAGTGGTGCCAGATGCGGAAATCGAGCGACGTGCGGGCCAGCGGCTTGCCGTCGGCATCCTCATCCTGATCGTCGCGCTCGCCTTCGACGAAACAGGCATCCCATTGCGGCCGCGTCAGCGCCTCGACCGCTGCGACGACGGCGCGCGCCACGCGCTTCGCCTCGCCGTATCTGCCGCCGAAGCAATCGGCCTGGACGCGGTACGGCGTGAAGCCGATCCGGCCGGCATAGGTGTAGAGCGGCACCTTGCTGACCAGTTGGAGCCGCACGCTGGGCACCGCCCCGCGCAACCCCCAGTCGATGCGCGTGCCGACCAGCGCCGCCAGCCCGCTATGGGCCAGCAGCGCCGCACGAAAGGCTTCCTCCATCGTTCAGCCCTTCACGATCCGTTTCAGACGTCGCCCGGCGCCGCTGCGCAGCCGGGCGATCACGTCGCCCAGCCGCATGTCCCACGCCGGCCGCATGTACGGGTGCCCGGCCTCCCGGACGGTGCCGAACTCCTCGGTAATCGCCTGCGCCATCGACCCCGGCCCGACATAGACTTCGACAGTCCCCGGCTCCGGCGAAACGCGCGCGGCCTGCGCCGGGCTAAGCTGCGTCCCAACGCCGATCGACCGCATCAGCCGACCGGTGCGCTGCCGCACCATCCCCCGCGCCGCATCCGCGACCGGCTCCAGCGCCTCCACGCCCAGCGCGCGCAGGTCGTCCGCGTCCGCCAACCGCTCCAGCGCCGCAAGATTGCGATCGGCCGCGTCGAAGCCTTCGACCTGCATCCCGGTCTTCACGGCCGGATCGCCTTGGCAGTGATCTCTATCCCGACGCGGCGTCCGCGCGCCTCGCGAATGCCGACGACCTCGTACCGGACGCCTTCGCAGTCGAGTTGGTCACTTGCCGCGAGGGCCGACGTCACCTCATCATAGCGGACAAGGAACCGCGCCTCGATGATCTGGCCATTGGCCGCCGCGGCCAGCCGCTCGCCGTCCCGAATGTCGGATTTCTTCGCCCAAACCTCACCGACCTTTACCGGCGTGCCCGGCGACGACGAAAATCCATCATCCTCGGCTGGGCGCCGATAGATGCCGATTTGCCATTCCAGTTCGCCGGCCGCGATCATCGATACACCCGGAACGGTTCCAGCAACGCCTGCACGGTGACGGAAATCGGAATGCTGGTCGTAGCAACCGGCGACGTTGTTTCACGATGTGCGTACAGGTCGCCGACCATCAGGAGGATAGCAACGCGGATCGGCGCCGGCAGAACCGCATAGCCCGCGACGAACCGCACGCGCAGCGCCTCCCGGCCGGAATAGGCATTCGCCCAGGCGGGCGCGCCGATCGCGATCACGTCCTCGCCGATCAGTTCATACGTCGCCGGGTCCGCGACGATCGGGGCGCGGTTGGCGTCCAGATAGGTCACGCTCGTCACCGACGTGATCGGCGGAAACGACAGGCGGATCAGGCTGGGGTGACACGACAGGTCGAGGCGCGCTTCCAGTTCCTGCACGCCCAGCGCACGGCCCAGCCAGCCGGCCGGGCCGTCCAGATGCTGCGTCGCCGCCGCCACCATGCCTTCGATCAGCGTATCCTCGGCGGTGCCGGTGACGCGAAGATGCGCCTTGGCCTCCGCCAGGGTGACGACCGGTGCCGGCGGGGTGACGACGACGATGCGCATCACCACAGGTTCCGCGCCTGCACCGCGCGATCCAGCACCGCGGCACGGGCGCGCTGCGCCGGGGCGTTGAAATGGATCGTGTCGCCTTCCATCGCCGGGATGGTGTGCGCCCGCGAGGCACCGACCGACGCGGCGCTGGGAATGACGCCCAGGGCGTATCGCGAGTTATCGCCCGCGACGACCTTGGGATTGCCCGCGAAGTAGCGCAGCGCATCCTGCCATCCGCCGATCCCCGGCGCGGTGTCCGTTGCCGGATCGGTCGCCGGGGTCGCGGCCGGGTTGCTGGTCAGCCACGTGTCGAAGTCGCCGGCCGCACCGTAGCAGGTGACGCCCAGGATCACCGTCGCACCGGCGTCGAGCCAGTAATTCGCGGCGTTGATATACCCCTGCGTGAACTCCGCACGCGTGGTGCCCAGCGTCCAGTCCTGCTGACCGAACGCGATATAGGCGGCGCGCAGGTCGTACCCGCGCGACTTCAGATACTGCGCCTTGGCCGCCGCGAAATAGCCGTTCGGATCGAAATAGCTGTCGGTGAACGGGTAGATGTAGCCGGCCACATCCTGCGCGCGCGCCGCCGCCATATATGTCCAGGTGATGTTGTCGGCGCCGGTCTGCGTAGCGCCCGTACCGGCCGGCTGCACCGTCGACGCCGTGGCCTGCGCCGGCACCGCCGTCGCCTTGTAGACGTTGCCGCTGGCCAGCACGTAGGTGCCCTTGTCCACCTTCAGCCCGTTCGCCCAGGCGCGCAGCACGCCGCACCAGTCGTGGACCAGCGAGGTGGAGCCGATCGCGAAGTTCGCCGCCATCAGATGCGTGCCGCGCTCGGCCGCCAGTTCCGACAGCCGCGGCCAGATCGACCCCTTGTTCCCGCCCAGCGGCCGGACGCCGTCCGCCAGTAGCGGCCCGCGCGAGCGCGTGGCATCCGGGACGCTCGCCGAACCGTTTTCGTTGGACTGGCCGTTGACGATCACCATCACGCGCCGCGACGCGGTCGCCATCAGGTCGCCGTTGGTCAGCGCGCGGCGCGGCAGCGCGTTCAGCTGCGCGGCGACCATCGGCAGGTTGATCGGCAACCCGTCCTTGAAGACCAGCAGGTGCATCGCGGCGAGCTTCATCGCCGGATACTGCGCCGCGGTTCCGCCGACGCTGGAGCCGCCGATGAAGAAATCGGTTGCCTGCCGCGTCGCCGCGCCACCGGCGGTCGCGTCCACCAGCGCCGGCATCACCGTCAGCGGCGCACCGTCGAGCGCGACGCTCAGATCGCCGCTCTTGTGATCCCACGCGATCACCACACGGTGATCGGTGCCGTCGATCGCGCCGCCAAATGAATTTCCGAACACGTTCTGGCCGCCGACAGTCACCATCGGCTGAAGGTTGCCGTTCGCCGCCGCGATCAGCTTCAGCCCCGGCGACGTGGTATCGACCTGATTGCCCAGAACGAACACGCTGCCGCTGGGCAGCGCCATGTTGATCGTGAACGCCAGGATGAAGCTGTCGGTCGACAGGTCCAGCGCGACGCGGCTGCGGTCCACCACCAGCGGCTGGGTGGCGATCCCGCCGGGGAAGGTGATGTAGCCCGGCGTGGCGGCGTATTGCGCCTGCGTCGGGCTGGTCAGGCTGGCGGGCACCGCATCGTTCATCTGGCCGGACGCATCGCGCGCGGCATACTGGCCGCTGCGGTAGCCCTCGGCCAGCAACAGGAAGCCGCCCTTGTATTTGGACGATCCGCGGGTGGGGTCGATCTCCGCGGTCTTGCCGACGACGATCGTCTGCATGACGGTACGCGGGCTGTTCGCGCGCCCCGCCAGCGTCTCCGTCACCTTCACCGCATAGCTGCCCGGCAGCGCCACCGATCCCGTGATCGTGCGCGCGGCGCTGTTGAGCGTCAGCCCCGAAGGAAGGCCCGACGCGGTAAGGGCCGACCCCGCCGTCGCGCCGACGATGTCGATCGTGACGGGGACGTTGGGCACGATCGGCGCGCGCGGCGTGAGCAACAGCTCGGCCAGCACGCGATTGCCATTGGCCGCAACGAAGCGGCGGAGCCGGGTCGCCATATCAGGCTTCCTTGTTCTTCGCGGCAGGCGCGTTCTTGTTCGACGGCGCCTTCGCGGCCTTCGCCTCGCGCTCCTCGGCCGCGGCTTCGCTTTCGAAGTCGGGGCGATAGCCCTCCTTGGCTTCCTGTGCGGTCGCCGCGCGGACCAGGCCGTGCTTCTCCAGCGCGTCGAATCGCTGGTTGCTGATGTCGCGCAGGATCATGCCCTCGCGCACCGTGCCGTTGTCGCCGTGATGGTCGACCAGGACATATGCGTCCTTCATGGATCTTCTCCTTTCAACGCAGGGGTATGGGGCGCCGCACGGGCGCCCCGCTCACCGGCTCATCACAGGCCGGTGAAATTGCCCTTGGTCAGCGCGGCGAGGCGGCGAACGACCAGCGCCAGGCGCTTCTCGGCGCGGATCGTCAGCATGTTGTGTTGTTATTGATATGTCAGGGTTTTTACCGCCGTGCGCAATTCTTGCGCAACGGTGCCCTCGATCAAGGCTGCGGACATGGTGTCGATCGCGCTCGCGCGCTCCTCCGCTTCCATGATCGCATGGCTGTAGATGCCGAGCGTGATCGTCGGGCTGGAATGGCCCAGCAACCGCGACGCCTCGGTAATCGGCATCCGGTTTTGCAACCACCAGCTCGCGGCGAAATGGCGCAGCGCGTGGAAGTGCAGCGCGTCGTCGGGATCGCCCAGCCCCGCCGCCTCGACCAAGGGTTGCCAGTAGTTGCGGACGAAGCCGTTGGCGACGACCTTCCCACCGGCCGCCCCACCCCGACCAAATGAGGTGCGGATGATGATTTCGCGGTCGTTGGGGGTGTAATCGTTACGGATATAGTCGGCGATCAACGTTGCGACAGCTTGGGGGATCGGCACCACGCGCCGGCTGTCGCGTGTTTTCGGCGTCGTCAGTTCGTCCCAATCGTTGAGCGTGTGCCGAACATGCACGCGCCGGCCGGACAGGTCCACGTCGCACAGCCGCAACGCCAGTATCTCCCCGATCCGCAGCCCCGAGAACGCCGCGAGGTGGACCGCCAGCTGTGTCACGCGCCACGAATGGTGCGTCTGGTGCTTCCGCCGCACGCTCGCCGTCGTCAGTAGCTGCCGCAACTCGTTGGCGGTGATCGTGCGGATCGTCGTGCGCGGCATCTTGCCGATAATCGCCAGCGCCTCCGATGCCGGATTCTCGCCCGACACCAGTTTCCGGCGCTTGGCGAATGTCCAGAACGTGGCATAGCCGATCAGGCGTTCCATAGCTGTTCGAGCGGACAGCCCTTCGACCTCGCGTAGCGTGTAGAACCAGCGTTCAAGGACCGTGCCGTCAACGTCCGCCATCCTCATCTTGCCCAGGTGCGGCACGATGGCGTTGGCGATCAGATTGACCAGGTTACGGTGCGACCCCCGCTTGATCTGGCCATCCTCAAAACGACGATCGTTGTGGATGCCGTATTCGGTCGCGGCCTGCGCAACGGTCGCGTCGATCGCGACACCCGTTAACTTGTTCTGCGCCGCGCTACTCTCGATCTTGAGCCGGAATGCATCGGCTTCCTTCTTGCGCGCGAACGTGCGTTGCTTGTGCTGTTCGCCCGCCAGATAGCGCACGATCCACTTTTCCCCGGTCGAGCCGTCCGGCCGCGTCCAGCGCCTTTTGTTCACACTCGCCATCAGCGCGCCTCCCGCTCTAATGCGGCGAAGTATTTCGCCAGCGTGGAGCGGCGGGCGCATACCTTGCCGCCAATCTTGAAGGTCGGCAGGTGCCCCTGCGCGTGTAGATGATAGACCTGCTTTGCAGACATTCGGAGGTGCCCGGAAATCGCGGGAACCCCATAAAGCAAATCGGCCGCTTGCGGCTGAATATCCATGGTGCTTTCCTCTGCTGGCCCCGCCCGCACCGCGAGCGGGGCGGGATCATCAGTTCTTCGCCGGATCAGCGAGGCAACCCAAGTGATTGCCGATTTCGCCGGCCATCCACCCCATCGCCTCGACCGCTTCGCCCAGCCCGCTTGTGGCAGGGTCATCGGACAGGCCGGACGCGACCGCATAGCAAAGCTGGCGCAGCCCCTCGGCGCGATCGGCCATCGTGCGAACGGTCGCTATCTCCGCGCCGGTCATCTCCGGACCTCATGCCGGCGCATGGGAGGATGCCGCAGCTGGTAGCTATTACCCCACGGTCCCGCCACAACAGCACAGCGCGACGCGCGAATGCGATCGCGGTGCCGTTCCAGCAGGTCGACCACGTCCGCTTCGTCATCCTCGCCAGCAGCATCGCCGCCCGGATCGGCCAAGTCGCAACCGGGACCGCTCCCGGCGTGCGTCATGAATTCGTCCTCGGCACCCCATGTGCCATCGGCTTCGTCGCCGTTCGGCTCATCGTCTTCATGCGCGCCATCGCCCATCAACTCATGCAGGGCACGCCGTTGCGCGCGCGGGTGGCGGCTCTCCCACTCCACCCAGGCGCCGTCGATCGCGTCGGCATCGTCGGAAGGGCGATGCTCGGCGAGCGTGCGATAAGTGAGGTGCCGCCCGCGATCGTCGATACAGGTTTGCCCAGCCTCGCTATCCTCAAGGTCAATATCGCCGTCGCGCGCGTCCAGCAGGGCAATCAGGCCCTCGACGGCCTCCTCGATCGTCCCGCGCTCGCAAAGCGCCACAGTCGCCAGCAGACGCGCCACGCGGCGCTCTGACGGCGGGTGTATCGTTCCCATGTGCATGTTCGTTCTCTCTAGTCGGAACGGCTTTCCACAGCCGTTGACCGGGTCGGCCGGTCGCCGGGGGGTGGAAACCTGCTAGAGAGACAGGTCGACGGCTTTTACGCTTTCGCGCTGGACATGACGCGCCGCCCCCGGCTACGAAGCCGAAGTCGGAGCGCCGCCAAGCGCTCACGCGGGGCCGGCCGCCAAGCCTGCCCTTCACGATCGGGGTCCGGCGCCAACCGGCTCGATCGCTATCTCTAGTCCGGGTTTCCACACCCACGGACAATGTGCCGATTTCAGACACCAAGCGCAAGCCATCCCCCGCCAAGGGGATCGCTTCCGCGCGCTCGGTTCGTCGCATTTTTCGTATGTGCGTTTTATTGTTGCACCCGGCCTTTTCCGTAGCTACAAACAATCTATGGACATTGAGTTCGACCCCGCAAAGGACGCCGCCAACGTCGAGAAGCACGGCGTCTCGCTGGCGCGGGCCGTCGAACTGGCCGGGATCGTGGTCGTGCAGGACGATCGGTTCGAGGAACCGCGCTTCCGCCTGTACGGCACGATCGACGGGGTGGCCCATTGCGCGGCGGTGACGATGCGCGGCAGCGTCGTCCGCGTCATCAACCTGCGCCGCGCCCATGCAAAGGAGATGCGCCGACATGGCCTCTGACACCCCCCCGGTCGTTTTCGATGACGACAACCCTGAATGGACGGCGGAAGACTTCGCCCGCGCCCGCCCGATCAGCGACTTCCCCGCGCTCGCCAAGGCGTTCCCGAATGGGAGCCGCCCGGTTGGCCGTCCGAAGGGGTCCACCACGTCCAACAAGACGCAGGTGACACTGCGGCTGGATAACGACGTGCTGGCACGCTGGCGCGCCACCGGCCTCGGCTGGCAGTCGCGCATCAACGAGGCGCTGCGCAAGGTCGCGCCCTGACGATAGGAAAGGACAGGACAGGATCAGCCGGCCGTCGCGATCGGCCGGCCGATCCGATCCGGCCAGGTCGCGACCTTCTCTTGATCGATGCCCCCAGCGCCGACGCTGGTCAGCTCGCCCCAGCCACCGACGAAGCACAGGCCGTCGTTGGCCAGCGACCATGCACGCTGCTCGCGAAGCGCGGTCGCTGCGGCCGAAGCCGTTACACCCGCCGCGAACACGTCATCCGCAACCGGCGGCGACGAAAGCGCCATGATCGCCGCGAGGGTGAAGGGCGTGTATTGCGAGCCAAGATAGGCTTGGCTCGATGCCACCACCCACGCCTCGGCGCGCTGGCGCTGGTCGCTCCACATCGCGGCGAACAGCATCAGGTCATTGTGCCCGTTGATCCTGCCCGTTGGATTGCCGCGATCGTTCCTGTCGCGGATCGCCGACGTGATCGCCGGCAGACGACGCAACGCCTCCTCAGTGGTGGCGCTGGTCTCGCACGCGCGCGCCACGTCGTTCAGATCGACACAGCCGGAACCGGCGATGGCAATGCGCAGGGACGGCGACACCGTAACCTTGCTGCGCAGCTGCGTGACGATCCCGGCCGCGTCGTAATAGGCCGTGTCGGTGACGAGGTAGGCGACTTGCTCATCCGCCGACACGACCGCGCTTACCGCCGTCACGGCGAGGCTCTCCACCTTACGCTACCCCGGCCCGCCATGCGGCCAAGGATGAGTGGCAACCCATCGTCAGGATTTGCGCTAAACGACGTCTGATTGCCGGTCACCGGAGGCGGTTTCGCCGTGGTCATGGCACCGATGGAAAGCGCAGCCCCCGCGACAGTGGCCACCTTCCCCACGGTTGCGATCGTGGCGAGCGTGGACGTCGACAGGCCCAGGCCAATGCCCGCGCCCGCGACCGCACCGATACCAGTGGCCACGAGCGCAACAGCGCCTACGACGATCGCGGCGGTTTTCAGTACCTTCGACATGCTGGTGTTCTCCGCGCGACGCTTTTCAGGATCAGACTTCGACTTCCCAGGTCGCGAGCGATTCCGGGGTGGGCGGCCACGGCGGCGGGTTGGGCACCTCTGCTGCCGATGGCACGAATACCACCCCGTAGGAGGCGTACTTCACCTCCTCCAAAGGCGGGTCGACGTACTCCACCACCCCGAGCGCCAGAAGCTGGCCCGCCTCGCTCGCGGGGGCTTCGTACACGTCACCCGGCGCCTTCGTGCCAAGAGAACCCTTGTCGTGATGGACAAGGGTTCGCACGCGAATGGTCATTTCTGCCATTACGCATCTCCCGAGAAGTCGCCGCGGATCAGCGCGCCATTCTGCTTGATCGCGAGCGCCAGGCGCTCTTCGGCAAGGATCGTGACCATGTTGCGAATGAAATTATCACGGTCCGAAACCGACGCCTCGACGCGCGCTTCCCAGCGATCGTACAGGGTTGCCGCGACCGCGAACTCGCCGACAAGAAACTTGCCGACGCCGATGCCCTTGGTCGGGATTACGGGAACCCCCCACAGCATCGGGACTGACGCCTCATTGGTGGACACCTTGCCCGTGATCGGGTCGGAAACGAGATAGGCGCCGGTCTGATCCTTCGTCAGCTTGATGCGCAGCCAGTCGGCGGGGTGCATGACGATCCCCGTGCCCGTGAAGTCGTTCAGCGCCAGCTGAAGGAGCGCCGACCCGATACGATCCATCTTGTTGGGCGCGGTGAGTGCATAGGGGGCCGCGTAGTCCAACGCGTTCGTGTAGAGGCCGGTGAGGTTCTGGCCGGTGCCGTCACCCAGCAGCAGCTGCGTATCTTCCTTGTCGTCCAGCCCATAGATCAGATCGGTTTGGATCAGACCTTCCAGCTGGCCCACATCTTCGAGGATTTGACGCGACGCCTGCACCCAATGCGCGATCGTGCGGACCGGGACAGTCTGAAGCGTCCACCCCAGGTTGCTTTCCGGCTTGAGCGCGCCCTCCGCCACCGGCGCGGCGTTCAGGTCCCGCGTCGTCTGCTTCGGATACTCGATGGCCCCCTTATCGGTCCGCACCACCGGCAACAGGCTCCGCACCATCAGCTGGCGGCGCGGGACGGAAACGACGTCATCCCGGTACGGATCGTGGAGGCCGCCGCCCGACGTGCTGCCGGACGTGACCGTCTTCACCGACATGGCGACCGCGCCCGTTGACACCTCTTTCAGTGCCCCGACATCGGCCCCCTTCTCGCGCAGAAAGCGAGCACCCAGCGTTTCCATCTGGACCGGATCGCCCCCGCCACGGCGGCCTTGCGCCATCTTCTGCGAAAGCTCGGTGAGTTCGCCTTTCAGGCCCGCCAGCTTCTCTTCGGTCGTCGCGTGGACGGCGTTCGCCTTCTCCAGCGCCCTGGTGACCGTCGCGATGTGCTCTTCCAACACGATATCCAGCGACTTCGTGTTTTTCGTGTGGAGCGGCAGGTCAAGCGCGGCGCCGGCACGAAGGGCCATCTGATGGCGCAGCAATTTGTCGGTGAACATCTTCTATACTCCCATGAGGGTCGCGATTGCCTTGGTGGATGCGGTGAGCCGGGCGGCAATCTGCGCGGCCTCCTGTTCGTCTGCGGCGTCTTCCGCCGCTCGGAATGCTGCCGTGGCGGCTGCCTTCGCGCGCCGGCTGGACAGGCCCAGCGTGCGCAAATGCTCCTCAAGCTCGCGGACGTTGCCTGCGGCCTTCACGTTGCTGACATAGGTCGATGGGTTCGACGGCACCGACACCAGCGAGACTTCGTAGAGATCGGCGCGGATGATCGTCGCGCCCTTCCGCTCCAGCGGGACGAAGCCGACCGAAAGTCCGGTCAGCGCGCCAGCCTTGAGAAGCGCATAGGCTTCCGTGCCATCGGCCGTGCCCAGCGCGATCGTCCCGGATGCCTCCAGCCCGGTACGCGTTTCCGCAAACGCGTCCCACCTACCGACCGGCCGCTTCATGTCGTGATGCAGGAGCATGGCGACCCGTCGCCCGCCCGCGAGGGACGCAGCGAACGCACCCGGCGCGAAGGTGTCGCCGTGTGAATCCTCGTTGCCGTACCCGGCAGCGATGCCGTCCAGCCTGCCCTGTTCCGACAGGGCCTTGACGTTGAGGGGAAAGGAAACGTGATCCATGATGCGCAGTCCGACAGCTCGCCCGTTGGGCGTTTCAGGAGCCGTCGCCGGCGCGCATCTCACGCGGTAGGCGGGGTGTCGTCGCGCGTCACACGCGTTGACCCCCCGCTCGATAGCGCAGCCGGCGCGGAAATGAAAGGGTTAATGCGACTGCGCGGTGACTTCGATCGCGTCGGCGTTCGCATCTACCAGCGCAGCGAGCCTGCGCAGCCAATCGGCCGCCCCAGCTGCGCCACGCACTCGCGCGACACGCTCCACCAGCACGTTGCCCAGCACCGTCACCACGACGGGTTCCGCAATCCCCGCCACCTGCAGCGTGTTGATGAACTCGTGCCCCGTGCGCGCCAGGTCGACAAGCTCGCGTTCATTGGGGGTCATATCCTTCGTGCGCGGCAACCCGCCCTCGATCGCCGCCGCCCTCATCCGCAGCGCTGCGGCCAAGGCCTCCCCAGGCGCGCCAGCGGCCAGCAACTCGGCCGCGATCGTGGCAACCGCGCTGGTGAAGCGCGCCACGGCCTCTCCGCGATCATTCTCATTCAACATCGACATTCTCCATGGTGGATAGAAAGGGCAATTCACCCTGTTGTGGCGCGCACGCGGTCGCGACGACGGATCGCTTGGCCTTGGCACGTCCGCTCAACTGCGACCGGCTGTCGCGCCAGTGGGCGCGGACGAAGGCGGCAGCGGCATCAAGGTCGATCAGGTACGGCGTGCCCTTGCCGCCATGCTCGATGACCGGGAAGTCAGGTCGAGCGCGCATGAACTGGCGCAGGGTCGGTTCGGACGGCATGTCCGGGATCGCCGCCAACTCCCACAGCTTGCCAACCGGCATGACGCCTCCAAAATCGACCGATGATTTTTAATCCGGCACGCGGCCGGTGATCGTGACGACGCGACAGCCGCTAACAGCGGCCACCCACGGCCCCACAGAAGCCACGGGAGCGCGTTTCCCGCCTCAAGGTACTTCCGGGGGTCACAAGGTCGCGGATCGCATCCAACGGGGCCGTGCCAGCAAGCGCGGCGCGGAAATTCCCGCCGCGCTGAAATAAAATCCCCAGATGAGACAATGAGTGGTCCGGGGGGCGCCGCCCCTCTGGACTTTCTACCCCCCTACCCCCTGCCACGTCCCGTGCGACAAGCGCCACGCCCGCATGATCCCGACCGCATAGACCGCGTTTGGACGCGTTTTTTCGGTTGGGGCCTTACGCGTGTGCGCGTGCGTGACGCGGGCGCGTAAGCTGGTGAACCGAGAAAATGCGTCCAAACGCGGTCTACGCGGTCGGAAACGTCCTACGGATCGGTCGATCAAGGCGGCATCTCGCGATCATCAAGCGGATGAGCGGCACCAGCATGGCCAGCACCGGCAACGGCCGTCGCGCCCGCAACCTGCCCCAGATCGTCCATCGGTAGCATCAGCCGCACCCCACGATAAACCCGCGTACGCTCGACGTTCGCCAGCCGATCGGGCTTGAACCCTCTCTTGCGCAGGGCCGACCCGAACGCCTTCTGCTTGCCCGGATATTCGCCAGCAGCGTGAGCGTACTTCTCCCACGCCGCGAACAGGCTGGCCGTGGTGTCGAACAGGTCCCCTCCCGTCTCGCACCGATCGGCGAGGAACTGGCCCAGCAAGTCCTGTTCCTCAAAATAGCGATCGGTCTGGCGCACCACGCTGGCCGGGCGCACAAGCCCGCTAGCCTGCCAGTCGAGACACCCGTCGATCATCCAACGTAGGATGCGCGGATGCTCGGCACGGAGCCGCGCTTCCAACGTGCGGTCAACTTTGGGCGGCTTGTGATTGAACGGCACGATATGAAAGCGACGTCGCATCGCCTCATCGACGTTGCGCAACACGGGTTCATGATTGCCGATGATGACCAGTTTGAACGCGGGCAGGAACGTGAAGTTGTCCTGTCGCATGAACCGCGCCGTGATCGGGTCGCCGCCCGTCATTTGCTTGATACGACTTTCGGCCCATGACCGTCCCTCTTCCGTCTCCGACGCAGTGACCAGCCGCGCCCCTCGTAGCACCGCCAATTCGGTGGAATGCCGGTCATTGCGCGACGCGATGAATGTTTCCATTGCGGCCGTGACAGCATAATCCCCAAGTATCTGCGTGAAGGTATTAAGGAACACACCCTTACCATTGCCGCCCGGACCATGAATGAAGAACAACGCATGTTCACGCGTGTCAGCGGTCAGTGAATATCCGGCAATCTGTTGAAGGAACCGGATCAACTCAAGGTCGCCGCCCGACGCCTGCATCAGAAACTCTTTCCACAACGTCGCCTCCCCCTCTTGAGGCGTGACGGACGTGGATCGCGTCAGCATGAACGCGTGATCGGCGGGCAGTACCTTGCCGGTGCGCAGGTCCACCGCGCCATCTGGCGTTCCCAGCAGGAACGGGTCGGGGTCCCAATCATCAGCGCAGGCGGAAAGCAACGGATCGGCCCGCGCGAATTGCTCTACCCCGCTCGCCGCCGCAGCCTTCCCGAACTTCGCGCCCGCGCCGGCCTCCCGGATCGAGCGCCGCGCATAGTCGAAGGCGCGCCGACGTTTGTCCTCGCGCCATATCGCGCCGTCGAACTCCAGCCACTTCCCCCGGCTGTGGCAGAACCGCAGCTGACCCACATGCTCCCCGACGAAGGCCCGCGCCAACGCATCCTCGGAGAAGCCCTCGGCCTTCGCCTGGTCGACCCCGGCCGCCTTCTCGCCGGGATCCATTGGCACCATTGCGATTGTCACCGACGGTTCACCATGATCGGCACCCGCGAACCGGGAACCGGCCCAGCCATGTAATCCCCGTCGATCCATTCCACGATTGGCCCGCCGGTCAGGTGCGCGGCGCGCTGCATCGCCTCGTACATGGCGGAATCGAAGCGCCGGAAATACGAAACACGGTAGCGAAGGTCGAGCGTCAGCCCCCATACGAACACGGCCACGCCCCAGCGCCGGTTTTTCGCGCAGCCCTCCCACCCCTCCATGACCTGGATTGAAGGCCCGACGACGTTCCACGCCCGCGCGTTCGCCAACTCCGGCCCGATGATGCAATGGCCCGGCACCTCCGAACACAACTCACAACGGTTCAGCAGCGCCGCCCGGCGGATCGACAGCCCGTCGCCCGCCCGTTTCCCGCAATACCCCATCAGTCGCACGCCCCCTCGCCCGCCTCGACGCGCAACAGCAGCATGTCGCCCGCGTCCGCCAGCTGGCGCGCCGCGCCGATCGCCTCGCGCTCCATCAGGAAGGCCGTCCGGTCACGCTCGATCCCGCGCGCCATCAGCCGGCCGATTCCCACGGCCCAGCCCAGCCCGGCGCGTTCGATCAGCACCACTTCCAGCCGGTCGCGATCCGGCACCCCCACCAGCGCCGTCACGGCCGCACCGCCGTCGCTGCGGCTTCCTGCGCGGCGAAATGCTTGGCGAGGGTGGATCGGCGGGCACAGACGATGCGACCTTGCTTGAAGGTCGGAATAAGCCCCTTCTCATGCTGGTGCAGCGTCTGTCGTTCTGTCCACCCGAGATGGCACGCTATCGCGGCGATACCGGTTAGGAGGTCAGGTGTGTGTCGTTCCATGCCTCTTTCCTTGCGCAACTGTTGCGCAACGGGCGTCCCGTTGCCTGTTGAAGATCGTTGGATTTCTGCGGGTTTCGGCGTGACGCTGCGTTGGTCGCACGCCGAACAAAAAAAGGGGGCTTTCGCCCCCTAAGTCACGGATTAATTTCGATTTTTCACACGTCGTATCTAGCTGTCAGCATGTTCTTGATGAAGTTGTCGCGATCCTGGTCGGAAATGCGCACCTCGGTGTCCATGCGATCGAAGATCTGCGCGGCCAGCTTGAACGCACCCACCAGGAAGTTGCCGGTGCCGATCCGCTTCGTCGACACGACCGGGCGACCCCACAGCGTGTTCGACGCCAGCCCCTGCGGATTGGCGAAGACGTAGCCGCCCGCGGCGTCCTTCGTCAGTTCGATGTTGGTCCACTGCGTCGGGTGCAGCACCATGCCGTCCGGCGCATAGTCGGCCAGCTCGACCATCAGGATGGCGAGGCGCAGCCGGTCGATCCGGGTTTCGCCGGTGATCGCCACGCCAGACGGCTGCACATAGGCGGGTGCCTGCGTGTAGAGGCCCAGCACGTTCTGACCGGTGCCGTCGCCCAGCAGCAGCTGGGCGTCTTCCGCGTCGTCCAGGCCGTAGCGCAGTTCGCCGTCGATCAGGCTTTCCAGCTGCGGCACGTCGTCCATCGCCTGCCGCGACGCCGGCACCCAGTGCGCGATGGTGCGCACCGGCGCGTTGGCCACGTCCCAGCCATAGTTCGATTCGGGCTTCTGCGCGCCTTCCGCGACCGGCGCGGCATTGTTCGTGCGAACCGTCTGGTAGGCGTATTCGATCGAGTTGCTTTCGGTCTGACCGGGCGTCAGCAGGTCGCGCACGCGCAGCTGCGGACGCTGGAGGCCGACGATCTCCGGCTGGCGCTCCGGGCGGATCAGGCCGCCGGCCGAACCGGTCGCGCTGGTCACCGCCTTCACCGAAAAGCCGATCGTGCCCTTGCATCCGCCCTCGGCGTAGGACTTCACATCGGCGTGGCGTGCGACCTCATAGCCCAGGCTCTTCATCTCGGGCGTGTCGTCACCGCCGCCGCGCCGGCCCTGCGCCAGCTTCTGCGACAGCTCCTTCATGTCGCCGCGGATCGCTTCCAGTTCGACCAGCGCCTTGTCGGCCTTTTCCTTGGCCTCCTCGCTGATCTTGGTGCCCTCGGCGCTCTTGGCGCGGAACTCGACCGCAACCTCCTTCACATGACCCAGCGCCTGGTCGAGGTTCTTCTGAACCTGCTCCAGCGTCGCCGCGTCGTTGCCGTCGCCGGCCGCCTTGTGGCCGAACTCGCGCGCCAGCATGGGCGCCGCGGCCTGCGCCGCGACCTTCGTCATCATGTTCATGCGATTGTTCCTTGTTCGCGCGGCCTACAGCGTGAAGCCGCGCAGGGTGTCCGAAAGGCTCTTGAGAACCGTGGTCGTCGCCGGGTCGCAGTCGGACTCCCTCCGCCGCATTTCCGTCAGGCCGTGGGCGACGACACCCGCGGCTCGCGTCTTGGAGAACCCTAACTCCCTCAGGGCTTTCTCCATTTCCCGCTCGGTCGGCAGTTCGCCGTGCGCGAGCTTGAACTTCACCGCCTCGACCCGCGCGTCATCGTTCGCCGGGAAGGTGACGAGGCTGATTTCGACGAGGTCCAGCTTGGTCAGCGTGCGGATGCCGGTCTTTTCGTCGTAGCTGCTCTCGCGCACCCAATAGCCGATCGACAGACCGGTCACGATCCGGCGCTTGGCCAGCGCGTGCGCTTCGCGCGCCTGCGCGACGTCGGCGATCAGCAGTTCGCCGTCGCCCCACAGGCCGCGCTCATCTTCCTTCAGGTTGGTCCACGCGCCGATCGGCTCGCCTGCGCGGTGCTGCCACAGGATCGGCACCGGTCGCCCCTTCGCCGCGATCTCGGCAAGGCTGTCGGTGAACGCCCCGCGCGCGACGATCTCCTGATAACTGTCGACCACGTCCCATACGGAACCGTAGCCGCTGAACGTGCCGTCATCGCCGACCGCTTTCACCTCGAAATCGAAGTCGCGCACCTTCAGCGCGCCGGTGTGCTTGCGCCCGAAGACGCGACCCATGTGCATCGTCAAGCCTCCTGCGCCTGTGCGGGTGCACGCACGAACGGGTCGGCCCCGCTGATCCAGATGGGCGGGTGGGTGCCGCCCCAGCAATTGAACCAGATGGTGCCCCCCGTCCGGACCACCTCGGCCAATTCTTCCGCCGACAACTGCCACTTGCTCAACACCTGCGGATTGCCATCCAGGTCACGGTAACGGTGGACATGCAGGTCACAGACCGTCCCCGCCGCCGCATCTTCCGGCGTAGGAGCGCGAAGCACGAGATTGGCTTCCGGAAAAGGGATACCATCGGCCATCGTCATTCCTCCAGGCGGGGGCCGGCGTTGTGCCCCATCATCGATTGAACCTTGGCGGCGATCAGCGCTTCGATGTCGCCGCCCTGCACGCCCAGCATCCCCAGCAGCGCCGATCGCAGCTGCTGTTCGGATGACGCCGCGCCGTCCATGCCCATCTGATCGAGCCGCACCAGATTGGACTGGACGGTCAGATATTCGCCGCCGGGACGGTGATCGAGGTTCTCGCGCGACCGCATCTCGTTGCGGTCCATCACGCCATTCTGACCGAACGCGCTGTAGAGGGCGGCGCGCCCGGCGCTGTCGGTCGCCATCACCGCTTCGCGGTTGAACTCCGGATAGATCAGCTTGCGTTCGGCGCGCGTCAACAGTTGCTTCTTCGCCGCCTGCTCGATCCGGCGCAGCAGCGGGTTGAGGCGCAGCGTCTGCCAGCCCAGCAACAGCTGCTCGATGCCGCTGCCCCACATCGTCTGACCCTTGGCGGCGTGCCCGATCAGGATCGGCAGCATCCCGAACCACCGGCAGATTTCCTCGACGTCCCAGCCGCGCGATTCCAGCAGCTGAACCTCCGCCGGGTTCATCTTCAGCGGATGCCACTTGAAGTCCTTCTCCAGCGGCACGATCCGGCCGCGCATCGCCTCGCCGACGAAGCGATCGAAAATCTCCTGCAGGTCCGCCCGCTGTTCCGGCTTCAGGTTCGTCGAACCCGTCTCCATGAAGCCCGCGGCCTGCATGCCCGCGCGAAAGGTGTCAGCGGCGGCCTTGTTCGCGGCCATCGCACCGCCCAGCGTGCGCCGGCCATACTCGATCGCCGACAGGCCGACGTCACCGCCCAGCGTGATCCCGCGCAGGTGGAATATCTTGTCCGCCGGCAGGCGCTCGGCCTTGCCGCGGTCAGCGAACACATAGATGCGCTCGCCGTTCGCATTTCGCGTCACCTGCATCAGGTGGGGCGGCAACGGCGTCAGCGCCGTCACCCGGTCGCCCAGCGTCTCCTTTTCGGCATAGGCGTTGCCCCACAGATCCATCGCCGCGACCTGACCCGCCCAGAATTCGGCCGGGGTCTGATCGGCGTTCGGCTCTTCGTGCAGCAGGTCGTACAGCCAGTGATCCTCGCGCGCCTCGCGCCCGCCACGCGCGCTCTTGCTGTACGCGCCGCATCCCATCGACCCGACCAGCTCGGATTTCAGGCTGATGCACGCCCACGCCGCCGCCAGCCCCAGCGTCGTGCGCTGATTGACCACCTGCCCCGCGCTGTCGATCGCCGAACCGAACGCGATCGCCTTGCGCGTCGGTTCGTCTTCCGGGGCGCCGCTCAGCTTGCCCGATGCGCCGCTACTGCCGAACCACGACAGCACGGATCCTACCCATCCGGCCATCAGGCGGCGGTCTTCATCTGGGCGATGAATTCATCCAGCGTCTGATCGTCCGACGCCTCCGGCCGCAATGCCATCAGCATCCCGGCGGAAAACATCGCTGCCGCCGGATCGATCTTGGCGGACGGGGACTGTTTCGTGATGACCACGCCACTTGCTCCCCTCGGTTCCTGTTTCAGATTGCCGATGCACCAGGTCAGCAACTTCTGCCCGCCGTGGCGCAACGTCCGCGCGGCCACCTTGCGCGCCATGCCCTTGATCGCGCTGGTAAGCCGCCAGCCCTGCGGGATCGTCTTCAGCTGGTCGTCGGTGAAACCGCGACGCATCAATTCGTCCACCAGCGTCGCCACTCCCGCCGGGTCCAACCCGATCGCCTCGCTGGCCGGGAACAGCCCCGCCGCGCGCACCTCCTCCAGCACGTCGACGACACCGACGATGTCCGCCGTCAGCTCCTGATCGTCCTCGGGCGGCGCCTCACCGTCGCTGATCGACGCCAGCGCAGCCGCTTCGTCCTCGTCGGGCAGTTCGCATCGCACCAGCGATCCTTCCGCGATGAACTCATCCAGCTTCGTCGCGATATCCTGCCGGCGCTTCCACACGACCGACCATGCCCAGGCTTTCGCCCAGACCAGCCACCGCTGCGACCCCTTCTCGCGCCCGATCAGGCACAGGCCCAACAGGTCGTCCAGGCCGCCCCCGTCGATCCCGGCCACGATCACCTCGCTTCGCCGGATCAGATCATCCAGCGTCACCAGCGTGACGTCAGCCGCGCGATCCCAGAAGTCCGCTCCGTTCCACCGGTCGTTCGACAGCCGGGTGCCGATCTCGACATTCAGGTGCTTCGACAGGAATATCTGCAACTCGCCCTGGTCGCCGCGCTCCGCCTCGATCAGCTTTTCCGCCAGCCACTCCGGGTCGACCGACCGGCCGATGTTCGGGTTCGTGACGTAGAAGTTGGCCGGATCGCGATAGGCGCGGCTGGCGATCATCGCCGCGGGAAACTCGTACAGCATCCCCAGCTTGCGCTTGTCGACGATCGTCCCGTCACGGATGCCCCGGAACAGGTCCAGCAGCTTCTTGAACACCCCGCGCGGCGCTTCGTCCGAATGCGTCGACAGATACACGATGAACCCTTCCGGCCGGCTGACCAGCCCGCCGGTCGCTTCCATCAGCATCGCCGCGGCCTTGGGGTTCTTGCCGAACAGCCAGACTTCCTCGACCAGCACGAAGCCGGCCTTCTTCCCGCCGACGATCTCGCTGTCGGCCGCCACGACCTTCAGTTCGGACCCGTTATCCAGGTGCTTGATCGTGCGCAGATGCTCGATCGGCTTCAGGAACGCCTTCAATTCCGGGTCCGCGTTCACCATCCCCATCGCGGGGGTGAAGACGTTGTTGGCAATCTCCTTGGTCGGCGCCAGCACCAACAGTTCGTTGGCGTGGCGCCAGTTGAGGATCAGCGCCGTGACCATGATCCCGGCGGCAATGGTGGACTTCGCGTTCTTCTTGCTGATGAGCAAAAAGAACTCGTTGATAAGTTGCCGGGTCTGGCCCGGATCGTAGGCGCCGAAGATCGCGGCGACGAAATCGAAAACGAAGTCGTCACACGCCTCGCCGAACGTCGGCTGGCCCGGCACGTCGACGATGCGCAGGCTTTTGAAGATGGCTAGCGCCGCTTCCGCCTCATCGGGGAACAGCGGTGGGGGGACCAGGCTGCGCCCCTCCACGATCCGCGTCTCCCAGTCGGGACACGCGGTCGACCACTCCACCGGGCGCATGCCGTCAGTTCAGCAGGTTCGGCCCGGCGCGCGGCCGGAACTTCTTCACCGCCTCCTTGGCCGCCGCGCGCGCCGCCTCCTTCTTGCCGATCGGCGCCGCCTTCTTGGGACGGCCGCGATCCACAACGCTTTCCGCCAGCTGCTGCATTGCGGCCTTGTCGAGCCGCTTGAACAGTTCCTTCTCCGCGGCGACCTTGCCATCGGCAGCGGCCTTGTTCAGCCGCGCCAGCTGCGTCATCTCCATGCGCAGCCGCGCCGCGTTGCGCTGTTCGATCTCGTTCAAATAATGCTTGCGCAGCGTGCCGACCGACACCCCGATCGCGGTTGCCGCCTCTTTGACGCTTAGGCCGCGCGCGAACGCCAACAGCACCTTGTTGGAGTTTTCGAGGCTCCACCGATGCTCCGGCCTCCCACGCCCTTCTGAGCGCGGCACGATCGGATCGCCGAACAGATCGGTCTCCGAAAATCCATCCGCGCCCAAAAAAAGTCTCCACGTGAGAGCATGAGTGGTCCGGGCGGCGACCGCCCTCCCGACTTTCGACCCCCCCCTACTCCCAGGCGGTCGCCTGCTCCTCGCGCTGCTTGGCGCCGGAGTGGCACGCGCCGCACAGGCACTGGAGGTTGTCGAAGTCCCAGAACAGCGCCTCATCGCCGCGATGAGGCTTGCGATGGTCGGCGACCAGCTGCGACGTGTCAGCCCCGATCACGCCGCACCGGCAGCAAGTGAACACGTCGCGGACCAGCACGGCCCAGCGCAGCTTGGCCCATCGCGCCGTCTTGTACCATTTGCGCCACGGCCGAAGCTCGCGGCGCCGGTCCATCTCCGCCCGCGCATCGTCGCGCTGCGCCAGCCGTGGCCGCAACGTGCCCAGCCGTGGCTTGACGCTGCTCAATCGTGCCATGGCCACCACAACGGCGAAGGGCGCCCCGATCGAAACCGGGACGCCCTTCGCAGGATCAGGGAGAGAGGATGCCTCGCCGCGCTCACAAGCCCGCCTCAGCGTATCAATAAATACGCCCAAAACCGGCGACAGGCGAACACCCGAAATTGTGTTAACGACCAACTAAATCGCTTGACACGAAAGCCCGTGCATTTCCGCCATTCAGCCGCGCGGCGATGCTAGAGATGGCCCGTCCGTAGCGCATCCGCAGGCCATCGGTGCCCCGATCCAGACCAAACGAACGCGCCACGCGCACCCAGCTGACCTGCCGCTGACCGCGGGCCAGCTGCGCCACGGCCGCCGACACCAGCCGCCGCTGCCCAGCCTCCAGCGCCTCGACCCATCCGAACGCCTCCTCCATTTCGTCGACGTCGCGGCGTGTCAGCGCGGCGGGGCGGATCGCCGCATCCGCGCGCTGTTCGGCCGCATCGCGCCCGCCGTCATAGGCCGCATCCGGCAGCACCATGTGCCATGGTCCGTCCGCCCCGCCGCGCAGCCACCCGCGCTCGCGGTCGCCTCCGCGCCAGCAGGTCAGCATCGCCTCGACCAGCCGGTCCTGGACGTCATCGAACGTCCATTCGCGCCCGCCTTCCACCGGAACCGCCGTCCCGCCGCACTGCGCTTCCATATCGGCCCGATGATCCATCGAAGAATTCCCTGTTTCGCGCGGCATCCGAAGATGCCAGATTGTTGATTGGAAGGGGTGGAAGGAAATCAAAGGTAAATCATCATGTGCGCACATATGCGCACACACATCATGGCGGGTGGCGTCATTCGATTTCCAAGCGTTCCAACACCGCACAATTCCTCATGTTCTGCGCTTCCACCCCCACATTCCGCCGGAACCACCGCCTGTTCCTAAACCGGGTAATCGTCGGCCGAATACGGCGGTGATCCATCATCCCGCGCATCACGTTCGGCGAAGTCGGAAGGCTGCTTGACCATCTCGATGTCCAGCCACTGGATGCCGTTCGATCGTTTGTTCTCGAACCCGCGGTCCTGCATCGCCGCGGTGAAGCCGGCCTGCTGCCACTCCGCCGCGCCATTGGCCTTCGCCCATGCGCTGTAGAGCGCGAACAGCTCGCTCGACTTGGCCTTGGCCCCGTCCACGATGCGCACGCAATCGTCCAGGAACCGCCCCAGCTGGTCGCTTTGCTCGCGGTACTTGGTCGTCGCCGCCTTCACGCTGTCCGGCTCGATCAGCCCATGCTCGCGCCAGTCCAGCAACCCCTCCAGCAACCTGTTGAGCACGCCTGGCGCCTCCGCGCGCAGCTTGTCGGGCAGCGCGCGGTCGACCTTGTCCGCCGCGATCTGGACGTCCCACGGCACCAGCATCACGCGTCGCCAGATGCCGTCGTCATGCCCGGTGATCTTGGGCTTGTGATTGCCCGACACCGTCACCTTGAAGCTGGGCAGGTAGGTGAAGAACCCCTTGTGCAGATACCGCGCGTCGATCGGCTCGCCCCCGGTGATCAGCTTGATCAGCGCCTCGGCCAGCTTCGCCCCCTTCTCCGGTTCGGAGGTCCGGAGGAACCGGATGCCCGGCAACCGCGCCAGATCGGGCGTCGCATCGCCGCCCTTGCGCCCCTTGCCCTGGTCCAGCAGCGTCTCGATCGCGATCGACCCGCCGTAATCCCCCGCGATATGGCCCCACAGGTCGACCAGCGTCGACTTGCCGTTGCGTCCCTTGCCGTGGAAGAACGCCAGCTTCTGCTCGCTGATATCCCCCGTGATCGAATATCCGCCCCATTGGTGCAGAAACCGCCGCACCACCGGGTCTGGCTGCACCGCCTCCAGAAACGCGTCATAGACCGGGCTGTCGGCGCCCGGATCGAACCGGACATGCGCGACCTTGCTGATAAGGTCGTCGGGCCGATGCCGGTCGAGCCGCAGCCCCCATCGATCCCCGATCGTGACCTGCTTCAACCGGCCCTCGACCACCGCCCAGCGCTTGCCCTCGCGCGTCAGCCGCAACGTGCCGTTCTGGACGTTGATCGCCAGCCGGTCGACGTCCATCGCATCCGCCCCGATCGCGATCCCGTGGAACGACTTTACCAGGTTGGCCACGCAATGCAGCCGCTGCGCGCCCTCGCTCGACATGGCGTGATCGCGCAGCATGTCGCTGAAATAGATCGGCACCTTGTTGTCGCCGCTCCCGCGCCACTTGACGATGAAGTCCAGCGTCGCCTCCCGCTCGGCATCGCTGGCGTCGGACGGCAATTCCTCCTTCAGTCCCGACGCCGCGACCAGATCGGCTTCGTGCCGGATCGCACGCACCGTCTCGAACACCGCGTAGCTGACCTTGCCGGGCACCTTGTCCTTTTCCTCGGACAGCAACTCCCACCGCCGGCCGTCCCACACGAACCACCCCAGTTCGGCGCAGAAACGGAATTTCCAGCCATGCCGCCGCCAGAACCGCTCGGCATTGCCCAGATCGGTGCGCGGCAACATCGCGCATTCGCGGTCCACCACGTCGTCACGGGCCGGCGCGATCCGCCCCCCACCCCCCATAGGGGAACCCATGGCCGCGGTTCCGTCGTGGAAGTCGTCCGCTTCGCCCCCCGCGTCGGGTCCGGGTTCCGCGACGTCGTCGGAATAGGCGTCGACCGGCGGCAACGGGGGGAAGGACGATCCAGCGGACCCGCCGCTGTCGCGGCGGCGCGCATTCGATCCGGCACGCGTGCCGATGCCGCTCAGGTCGTGCGGATGCTGGCGCCCGCCCTCGATGCCGTTGTCGATCGCCTGGACGTGCCGGTCGAACGCAGCCGGATCGAACCCCTGCACCACGGTCACCAGCGTCGCGCGCACCACCGCCTCGCTGATCGCGCCGGCGCCGACGAACCCGCCCATGTTGAACGCCGCGGCATAGGCGGCCTTGTTACGCCCGCCGTGCCGCCCCCCGCCGCGCGGCGTCGCCGCCAGCTCCGCCGCGGTGCGGTCCAGCGCGCCGATCGCATAGCGCCGGTGCGCCTCGTCGACGTCGACCGGGAACACGTCCGACGCGGCATAGTCGCGCGGCCCGCGCGCCGCCGCGACCGGCCGCGCCTGGTCGTCGCCGCGCCCCGCGCGCCGCTTCGGCGTGCGCAGGATCTCGACCAGCGCCGCCGGCATGTCGACGATCGCCGCCCCCGCATCGCCGCGCAGCCAGCCATAGCCGCCCGGCACGCACCGCCGGCCGTCGCCGACGCACACGCTGGGCGGCGCGATCACATACCCGCCCTCGCCGCGCACATCGATATGATCGGGCAGGCTCCCGACGTTGCCGATCGGCGCGCCGTCCGGCATCCGAAAATAGCAGTGCACCCCGCCCGACGGCGTGCGCACCGCCAGCGTCACCGGCAGCGCGCACCCCATCTGGGCTTCCAGCTCGGCCTTCAGCCGCTCCAGCGTCCACACCTCCTCGCCGGTCACCTCGCCGGTGTCCGGATCGACGATCTCATCGACGCGCGGATCGAAATCGATCACCAGCATCCCCGCCCGGCCGACCGCGACGCCAATCATCGCCTGCGGCCAGCGTCCCCACCAGCCGCGGATCGTCGCTTCGTCGGTGCTGGCCTTGGTCACCCCGCCCGAACCGCGGATCGGCTTGCCGTCATCGTCCAGGTCGCGCCCCAGCAACGGCGCCTTGTTCGCCGGGCTGCAGGGGAACACCGGCCAGCCACGGCGCGCGAAATCGATCGCCGCGTCGACCATCGACGCGGGCTGTGTATCGGTCATTGTGATGATCCCTCCCGGATACGAAACACGGCGCGCATCACCCGGCGCGCCCGCGGGTCACCGCCCGTCAGAACGGGATATCGTCATCCAGGTCGGCCGCGCTGCGGAAGGCGCCCGCGGTCGATCCACCGCCGCCGGCCGCCGCACCCCCGCCGCCCGTCGCGCCGCTCCCCCGCGTATCCGAATAGCCCGAATAATCGTGCCGCCCCGGATCGGCCTCGCGCCGGTCCAGCAGCACCAGCGCGGCGTTGAACGCGCCCAGCACCACCTCGGTCGAATACCGGTCGACCCCCGCCTGGTCCTGCCATTTGCGGGTGCGCAGCTGGCCCTCGATATAGACCTTGCCGCCCTTGCGCAGATATTGCGTCGCGACCTTCTGCAACCCCTCGTTCATCACGACGACCGAATGCCATTCGGTGCGTTCCTTCTGCTCGCCCGTCGTGCGGTCCTTCCACCGCTCGCCCGTCGCGACCCGCATGTTCACGACGCTGCCGCCGTTCTGGAAGCTCCGGCTTTCGGGATCGGCGCCCAGATGCCCGATCAGGATGACCTTGTTGACGCTGCTCATGATTCCGACCTCTTGAAAGGATGGACCTCGAACTTCGTCGGGCCGAAGATCGGATCGTTGATGGTGATGGTGGCGCGATCGCCGTGCGCCGTCCGCCGGAACGGGAGCGCCAGCGGTTTGCCGGCGCCCTTGCAGACGATCGACGCCCCATCCACGCGCACGTCGGTGACCCAATGAAAAGCGTAGGGCGCGTTCAGGCTCGCGCCCTCCAGCATCCCCATATCGGCATCCGCGAACCGGCGAACGTAACGGCCGACGATCATCACATCATCCCCAACGCGCGCATGTAGACCTCCAGGATTGCCGTCTCTTCCTGCTGCTGCTCGCGCGGCTTGGCGCGGATGCGCAGGATCCCGCGCAGCGCCTTCGGATCGTATCCGCGCGACTTCGCCTCCGCGAACACGTCCTTGATATCCTCGGCGATGCCCTTGCGCTCTTCGTCCAGCCGCTCGATCCGCTCGATCAGCAGCCGCACCTGGTCCGCCGCCACACCCTCGACCGTCTCGCCGCTATTGTGCCCGGCCGATACGCCGGCATCATCGTCGCCCGCGTCATCACCGGCGCCGTCATCCGCCGGCGCCGGCACATACACCACCGCCCCGCCGTCGCGACGCTCGCCGATCCACCCAGCGCCGGTCAGCGCCCGCGCCATGCATTTCAGCGACGGCCCCGCCGCGCGGATATGCCCCGGCAGCAGGTCAGCCACCTCGCCCAGCGTGATCGCATCGCGCCCCACCAGCATCGCGCCCACCGCGGTCGCGACCTGCACCTCTAAGCGCGTCCTCATGCCGCCGCCTCGCGGTCGTCTTGCGCATCGACCCCGGCGAACAACCCCACCTGGTGCGCATCGACGCTGTCGAGGTTGCGCAGCGCCTGCGCGAAATAGGACGGCTTCAGCTCCACCCCCAGCCCGCGCCGCCCCATCTGCGCCGCGACGAACACCTCGCTACCGATCCCTGCGAAGGGCGACAGCACCACATCGCCCGGATTGCTCCACAGATCGACGCACCGCCGGATGACGCCCAGCTGCAACGGCGCGATATGGCGTTCGTCGGCATGATCGCGCGCGGCGCGATACTGCAGCGTGTCACCCGGATCGATATCGTCCCACACCGGGTCCGCATACCGCTGCCAGATCGCGATCGACCGCGCGTCGCCCTCCATCGTCGCCGCCGCAAGCTGCGTCGCGGGATCGTCGCCGAAATAATGCTCGAACACGCCCGACACCGGCTCGGGATTCAACCCCGGCTTGTACAGCGTGACGACATAGTCGGCATAACCCTGCCGGCTGCGGCAACTGTCCTTCTTGACCTGCTTGTGCAGCAACCCGATCGCCTTGGTGCGCTGCATCGCCGTCACCGGATCCTTACGGATGCACACCCGGCTGTGGAAGATGAACCCTTGCGCCTCCGCCGCGCGGATAAGATCGCCGGGGAAGTCCCATGTGCCGATGAAACCGTTGCGCGCCTTCGATCGCGGCATGTCCATGCAATGCATCGACACCAGCCGCCCCGGCTTCAGCACGCGATACAGGCCCGCCAGCACGAACGCGAAGTGTGCGAAGAACTCCTCGTCCGTCCGGCAATTGCCCAGGTCGCGATCACTGTTGGAATAGGTGTACAACGATGAGAAGGGCGGCGAGAACACGCTGAATCCGACGCTCTCGTCGGGCAGTTGCCCCAGCACCTCGACGCAGTCGCCATTGTACAGGCCCCAGCCGCCGCCCCCGTCGCCCTCGCGAAAGTCGATCGCATCGATCATGCCGCCTCCAGAAATGACGGCAGCGCCAGCGCCCGCCGCGCATAGCCCGCCTTCTCGCGCGCCGCCGCGCTCACCCCGACCGTCGAGAAGCCGGCCATGGCCGCGACCATCGCCTCCTGCATCCGCGCCGCATCGGCTTCCTTGCGCTTCAGGTTGGCCAGCACCGCGCCTTCGGTGCGCGCCGCGATCAGATGCGCGTCGACCGCATGCTGCTGGCCGAACCGCCAGAAACGCCGCACCGCCTGGTACAATTGCTCGAAACTGTCGTTCAGCCCGGTGAACGCCGTGTCATGACAATGCTGCCAGTTCATGCCGAACCCGCAGATCGACGGCTTGGTCACCAGCACGCGTACCTGCCCCGCCGCGAAGGCGCCCAGCACCTCTTCCTTGCGTCCCTCCGCGTCGCCCCCGCGGACCTCGACCGCGCCGGGGATCGCCCGCGCCAGCGCCTCGCTTTCCGCATTCAGGTTGCACCACGCCACCGCCGGGCGATCATGCGCCGACAGCAATGCCGCCGCCGTGTCGACGCGCGGAACGATGCTGTCGCGCCGCGCCGCCAGCCGCTCGGACAGCGTGCGCGCCTCCATCGCGAACAGCGTCGCCATTCCTGCCTGCGGCCCGTCCACCTCGACCAGATGTTCGTGCATCCGCAGCGGCGGCAGCTGATACGCCCCGTCCGTAAAGCCCAGGTCGCCCGGGCGCGTCAGCATCACCGCCCAGCTGGCGACCCAGCGCCAGAATTCGCCCTCGGCATGCCGTTTCAGTCGCCATTTCGACGTATCGCCGCCATCATGGATGAAGAACGTCGCCAACATTTCGGCGTGCGTCATCACACCCAGAAACTCGGCATGATTGCCCAGCTCCATGAAGTCGTTCGGCGCCGGGGTCGCCGATGCCGCCAGCCGGAACGCGATCCGCCGCGCACCGGCGATCAGGGCGTGGCGCGTCTTGCCGTCGAACGCCTTCAGGATGCTGCTCTCGTCCAGCACGATCCCGCCCAGCCGGTCCATGTCGAACCGCGCCAGCTTGTCGTAATTGGTGACATAGGCACCGGCCCCGCGGACGTCGCTGTCCTGCGACGCCCGCGTGACGCCGATCCCGAACTTGTCGCCCTCACCGACGAACTGCGCGGCGACGGCCAGCGGGGTCAGGATAAGCACGGGGCGATTGGTGTGCCGCGCGACCGCATCCGCCCACGCCAGCTCCATCAGCGTCTTGCCCAGCCCGGTCCCCGCGAACAGCGCCGCGCGCCCGCGCCGCAATGCCCACGGGACGATCGCCGCCTGGAAATCCGACAGTGCGGCGGGCAATCCGTCCGGCGCGGAAATCCCGGTGGGCGGATCGATCGCAGCCTTGGCGGCGAGGAATGCCGCATAGTCGCTCACGCCAGCCCCCGCATCGCCGCGGCCAGATCGGCATCCTCGAACACCCGCTCGAACATCGCCCGCGCCATCGGCAGGTCGCCGTCGCGCACGTAGCGGAAGCCATCCTCGATCGCGCGATCCTCGGTGCCAGTCAGCCCCATGTCGCGATAGGCGTCGATGATCGCGTCATCGTGCAGGGCTTCGATCACCTCGTCTTCGTCGACCGTGACGACGACCGTGATCTCCTCGTCCGCGTCGAATTCCCGCCCCGCTCCCGCGATGATCCGGTCGAGCGTCACGTCGCCGGGGATTCCCGCCTCGCGCAGCATCTTCGCCAGTTCGCCCGGCTCAAAGTGATTGTCGAAATCATAGGTGCGCATCATCATCGCCTCCCTCGTCAGACCCGCATCGGCATGATGACCGCCAGCAGGTCGGGGTCCTTGTCGCTTTCCACCCGCGCCGCCGCATTGGGATCGGCCAGCGCCATCGACACCGACGCCCCCTCGGCGAAGATCGCCAGCGTCGTCGTGAACAGCTTGTGGTCCATGCCCAGCGCCGCGGCCGTGCCGCTCGCGCTGGCGTCGATCTCCTCGACCGCCGACGATCCGCCCATGTCGCGCGCGCTCATCGTCTGCACCTCGGCATCCGGGGTCAGGTCGATGCGGATCGACCGCAACTTGCGGTCACCCTCCGCGTCCACCACCGACGCGACACCCGCCGCCGCCGACAGCAGCATGTCGCGCCCGCCCGTCATCCGGATCGCCCCCGCATCCCCGGCCGGGATGATCCGCTGGTAATCGGGGAACGTCCCGTCGACCGCCTTGGCCACGATCTGCACGCGCCCGATCGTCAGCTGGATGGCGTGTTCGTTGACCGCCACCGCCACCTCGCCGCTCGGCTTGGCCAGCAGCTTGCGCATCTGCGCCACCGCCTTGGACGGCACGATCACCTGCGGCATTCCGTCCGCGGCGTCGGGCTGGGCGCAGCGCGCCCGGATCAGCCGGAACCCGTCCGCCGCCGCCGCGCACAGCTGCCCGTCCACCAGGTGCAGGTACACGCCCATCAGGTAATAGCGCGTCTCATCGGTCGACTGCGCGACGTGGCACGCATCCAGCAGCCGCCCCAGCGACGCCGCCGGCATCGCGAATGACGTCGCGCACTCCAGCGGCTTGCGCTTGGGGAAGTCCGTCGCCGGCAGCGTCGCCAGCGTGCGCACCGCGCGCCCGCTCTTGATCGTCACCGCGCCCGCCCGTCCGTCGACCGGCGCGATCGCCAGCCGCCCCGGCTTAAGCCCGGTGACCGCCGCCACCAGCTTGTCCTTGGCGATCGTCGTCGCGATCGACCCGGCCGCCTCCACCGTGACACTCGCCTCGATGTCAAGATCGGTCGCGGTGATCGTCAGCGTGCCCGCCTCGGCCACCAACATCAGATTGGCCAGCACCGGGATCGTGGTGCGCCCGGGCACCACGTCCGCCACCTGCCGCAACGCCGCCAGCAGCGCGTCGCGCTCCACCTCCAGCGTCATGCCATCAGCCCCGTCTGCGCGCCCGTCGCCAGGATGGTCACCCGCCGCAACGTCGGCGCGGGTACGGCATGGACGACGATCAGCTTGGCCGATCGCAGCGCCAGCAACCCCGACGCCACCAGGTCGACCGGAATCCGCGCCTTCTGCGCCAGCTGCTTGTCGGTCGGGCACGGCCGCCCGAACTCCGCCGCACGCGTCAGGATCGGCAGCAGCCGGTCGCCCGCCTCGTAATCGCCCGCGTCCTGCTGACGCGGCGACAGCTTCGCGTACGCCCGATCAACCTTCGGCGCGGGCACGGGATCCTGCAGCGCCCGCGCCGTGCGCTGCGCGTAATAGCAGAACTCGCCATGGAACAGCTGGCTGCGCTGCTGGAACAGGATCACCAGCCCCTGCGCCTGCAACTCGCGCAGCCGCGCGGGGCCGGGCGCGCCCGCGGGCAGGTACGGCCGCGTCGCATAGTGGAACCGGTCGCGATGCGACGCCACCGCCAGCCAGCGGTTGACGTCGTCGACGACCGCGGTGACGCGGATGCGCTCGGCATCCTCGTCGCACGCCGGGCGCAACGCCAGGTCGATCGCGCTCATGCCGCCACCGCCCCGGCATCCGCCCAGCCCGACGTTTCCGCCTCCAGCCATCCGCCCGCCGCCGGCATCGCGAACATCCGCGCGCGCAGCCCGAAAAGACGCCACATCCTCTCTCCCGTCACGCGCGACGGGACGACCTCGCCACTGACGATCCGCTGCAAAAAACCGCCCTTCATCCGCGCCGGGCCGGTGGGCCACAGGACGCGCGCCGCACGCTCCAGATCGCCCCCATGGGTGAACGCCACCCACCGCGCCAGCTGCCGCGCGCCTTCGTTCGGCACGCGCGCCGGCAAATGCAGTTTCAGCACCCCATGCATCACCGTTCTCCCTCGATCGTCGCCAGCTCGGCATCCATCAGCGCCAGCAATTCCATCAGCTCGGCGATCTCGCCGCGCACCCGCCGCGCCTCGCGCCCGTCGATGCGGCCATCGGCCAGCGCCTCGCACAGCGCGGCGGACACATCGGCGCCCTCCTTGGCCTTGCGCGCCAGCAGCGACCACAGGTCCGCACCCGTCGCACGCGCCTCCGGCACCCGCACGAACACGCCGCCGTTGGCGCGGCACAGCGCGCGCGTCACGTGCGGCCAGCCCGATCGTTCGCTCGCCAGCGGCTCCAGCGCCGCGACGACGTCGATCGCCATGAAGCTGTCCGGCTTCGACACCGATTGATTGTCACCCAGCACGGATTTCCCGACGCGACAGAACCCCGCCGCAGCCTCCAGCCCGCCGACGCCCTTGATCGTCTCCGCGGTCGCCCGCTTCAGGTCGAGAAGCTCGGGCGTCATGCCGCCACCCCGCCGGAAATTGCGCTGGCCTTTCCGGATGACGACGCATCTGCGCAACGTGCATCAGTGGCGTTATGGATACGATCTCGCTCCATCATGCCGCCTGCTCCTGCTCGTTGGCTGTTACGCCGGCCGCCGCTACGATCGCCGCCTCATTGCCCACCAACAGGAGATCACCATGCCAGCGAAGCTCGTTGCCTTCCTGTGGCCGACCCCGGAAAACTATGCGCGCTACGTCGCCGTCAGCGACGATCGCATGCACCCGACGCACGCCGCCTTCGTCGCCGCCAACGCACCCAAGATCGAAGCATTGGCCGCGCGCGGCATCATCGTGCAGCGCGTCGAGTTCGACCCCGACGAGATGGCCGCTTGGTGCCGCCGGGAATTCGGCGCCGTCAATGCCGAGGCACGCGGCGCTTACGCGGCCACCATCCTCATGCAGCGCCATGAAAGCGGCGGACAGCCGAAACACTGACACGATCATGCGGCGTGCTCCTGCTCGATGGGGTCGCGACCCATCGGGAACACCACATCTTCGGCCGATACGGCCAAGCCGAGTTGTGCCGCTCGCGCGAGCACGCGGCGCTGATGCCCCGCTGGGACTTGCCCAGCCGCCTTCCAACTCTGAACCGTTGAAGGCGGCTGCTTGAGATGCTCGGCCATCGGCCTCACCCCACCGAACTTGTCGAAAAGCGTCTCCATGGCGAGGGCTTGTGCGACAACGTCGTACAGAAAGCAACGATTAAATCGCACATACTTTGTGCGAGATTTTCGTCACAGGGCCATATGCCTGAACTCGGCCCTGTAACCGCCCGGCTCAAAGCCCTCCGCGAACGCACCGGCATGACGGTTCGCGGGCTTGCTGAAGCTCTTCATATGCCTGCATCGTCGTACGCGGCTTACGAAGACCCGAAGAAGTTCAAGAAGCCCCTATTGCCGGTGCCTCTCACGATGAAGCTCGCTGACATTCTTGTCGAAAAGGGCGCGCCTAGGGAGCTGATACTGGGGCTGGCGGGGATTTCGCCGTCCGGCGACCTTATGGTCGAGCCAGCGGACCTTGCCGAGCAACTTGACGCAGTCCTCCTTGATGAGGTCGAGGTCGGGTACTCAATGGGCGGTGGCAGCGATATCGCGGATTTTCCCGTTATCCAGCAGGTTCCTTTCAGTCGGGCGTGGCTTAGCTCTCTCACCTCATCCCCTGCCTCTTCACTATTCGTGGCCCGAGGTGACGGCGACTCTATGATGCCAACGCTCCTGGATCAGGATATCGTCATCATCGACCGGTCGCAGAACATGATGCGGCAACAGGACCGCATTTGGGCTGTCGTATACGGCGGTTTCGGGATGATTAAGCGCTTGCGCGCCCTCCCTGATGGGTCAGTTCAGATCAACAGCGACAATCCGGCGGTTAGCCCGATCATCGCGGTTGACGGTGAAGCATTTATCGTCGGGCGAGTGGTGGCGATCGTCCGACGAATTTAGGCTGTACGATTTTTTCGTTGACCTTGTACGACTAGATCGCACATATACGGCTTCGAAAGGAGCCGCATATGCCGCGCCATCAGACCCGACAGGTTATCGAAACTCTTTACCCCGTCGAACTCGACGGCCCCGCCCAATACGAGCCGCCCGCCTGGGCACGCGGTAAAGCGGCCGACGCCGCGCCCCGCCAGCCCCGCCGCCTGCGCCGCGCCGACGAACCGGGCCGCACGCTGCCGATCTGCTTCCAGCCGCTCGACCGCGAGCCGATCCGCCCGATGGCCGATCCCGACGAACATCACCTGCGGCGCGCCATGGCCTGGGGCGCCGCCCTCTCGCTGCCCTGGTACATCGCCGTCGGCATCGCCGCCGCCATCCTCCGCGCGAAGGGGCTGCTGTGATGAGCGGGCTGCCATATGCGGATCCTGCGACCATGCAATCGTGGGCACGCGCTGTCATGGACAGCCGCTCACCGGACTTTGTGATCGGCCCTCCGCCGGCGCCTTATCTTCGGCGCTGGTGGATCGTTCCGCGCAACGAACAGTGTAACGTCTATCTCCACGAAATCCTGCGCAGTGATGACGATCGCGCGCTGCACGATCACCCGTGGCCGAACACCAGTTTCCTGCTCGCGGGAAGGTACGTCGAACACACCTATTATGGCGCCTTCACCCGTGAGGCGGGTTGGGTCGGCAGTCGCCCGGCCGATACTGCGCACCGACTGGAAATCCTTCCCGGCGAACGCGCGGTGTCGCTGTTCATCACCGGCCCAAAGGTGCGCGAATGGGGCTTCCATTGCCCCAAAGGCTGGGTGCACTGGCGCGACTTCACCGGCGGTGAACATGGCAAACTCGTTGGCCGTGGGTGCGGCGAATGATGCGCCCCCTCATCATCGACAATTTCGCCGGGGGTGGCGGCGCCTCCACCGGCATCGAACGCGCGCTGGGCTGCGCGGTGGACGTCGCGATCAATCACGATCCCGAAGCGATCGCGATGCACACCGCCAATCACCCCGACACGCGCCACCTGATCCAGTCGATCATGGCCGTCGATCCGCTCGACGCCACGGGCGGCGTGCCGGTCGCGCTCGCCTGGTTCTCGCCCGACTGCAAGCACCACAGCAAGGCGAAGGGCGGCAAGCCGCGCGAGAAGAACATCCGCGATCTGGCCTGGGTCGTGCCGCACTGGGCGGAGCGGTGCCTGAAGGGCACGCCGAACGGCCGCGGCGCGATCCAGCTCATCATCCTGGAGAACGTCGAGGAATTCCGCCAATGGGGGCCGCTCGACGCGGACGGCAAGCCGATAAAGGAACGCCGCGGCGAGGAATTCGACCTGTGGGTGCGCAAGCTGCGCCGGCTGGGCTACAAGGTCGAATGGCGCGAACTGCGCGCCTGCGACTATGGCGCCCCCACCAGCCGCAAGCGCCTGTTCCTGATCGCCCGTCGCGACGGCCACCCGATCGTCTGGCCCGAACCGACCCACGGCAAGCCCGGCTCGCCCGACGTCGTCGTCGGCCGGCGCCTGCCATGGCGCACCGCCGCCGAATGCATCGACTGGTCGATCCCCTGCCCGTCGATCTTCGACCGCAAGCGCCCGCTGAAGGACGCCACCCACCGCCGCATCGCCCACGGCGTGATGCGCTACGTCGTCAACGCCGCACGCCCGTTCATCGTCGGCACCGACTTCACCAACACCCGCGCCGCACGCGTCTTCGATCCACAGGATCCGTTGCGCACCGCGACCGCCCAGTCGGCCTATGCGACCGTCGACGCCGCGATCGTCCCGATCACCCACACCGGCGATCCCGATCGCGCGCACGATCCCGCGCAGCCGCTGCGCACCATCACCACCGCCAACGGCGGGGAATTCGCGCGCGCCACGGTGACGCTGGCCCCCCACGTGACGAAATTCCGCTCCGGCTCGGTCGGCAGCGACGCGGGCGATCCCATGCCCACCGTCACCGCCAACGGCGACAGCGCCCGCCCGGCCGGCGCCACGCCGCTGGGCGTCGTCACCGCGCATCTGGAAAAGTTCGCGGAGAACGCGCGCGGTCGCCCGGCCGACGCGCCGCTGGATACCGTCATGGCCGGCGCGCCGCGCCACGCCGCCGTCACCGCGTTCCTGTCGCACTTCTACACCAGCAACACCAACGGCGGTCGCGGCGATCCGCTCCAGCCGGCGAAGGCGATCACCGCCGAAGGCCAGCATCACGCCGTCGTCTGCGCCCACATGGAACAGGCCAGCACCGGCGGCATGATCGGCCGCGCCGTCGACCAGCCGCTGACGACGATCACCACGTCGGGGTCGCAACAGCGCCTGGTGCAGACGACGATGATCGAGGCGGACGCGCTGCCCGCCCCGCTGATGGCCCGCGCGGTGCAGGTCGCCGCCTTCCTGGTCAAATACTACGGCACCGGCTTGGGCGCCCCGGTGGATCAGCCGGTCGGCACCGTCACGACGCTACCGCGCTACGCCGTCGTCACGGTGACGATCGACGCGGTGACCTATGTCATCGTCGACATCGGCATGCGGATGCTGACGCGCCGCGAACTCGCCAACGCGCAGGGCTTCCCGCCCGGCTACATCCTCGACCCGATCGGCCCGGCCGGCAAGCCGCTCAGCATCAGCAGCTCGATCCGCATGATCGGCAACAGCGTCTGCCCCGACATGGCCGAAGCCCTCGCCCGCGCCAACGTCCGCCTGGGCGACGCCGAAGCACAGGAGGCGGCATGACCACCCATCCCACCCCAAACGACAGCGTAGAAGCGATGCAATACGAGCGCGCCTATTTCGAGCGGGGGTTCATCGCAGCATACGCATGGGCCGCCACGAAGCTTCCTTCCTCCGCCCTTAGCGACGCGGTCATTGATCACGCATGGGATCACCGCGACGAAGGCATTGATGAGGAAGACAAGCTGCCGATCGAACCGGGCCGGGGAGGTTGGCGGTGCTTCCATTGCAACGAGCATTTCACGAGCGTGCACCGCGCACGGCTGCACTTCGGACGCGATGAAACGAGCGAGCCGGCCTGCATCATCAAAACCGGCGCAGAAGGGTCGCTGCTGAAGGCGCTGCGCGAGGCGGAGGAAGCCGCCGACGACGCCATCCAGGCGATGCACGCCGAAAGTACCGACGCAGCGAAGGCGTACCATGCCCAGCGGTGTCGCCATACGCAGGCACTGACCGCCGCGGAGGAACTCGGGTACGAACGCGGCCTTGCCGATGGTCGCGCGCTATCGGCACCCCCTGTATCGAAGACGCAGGGGGTGGAGCGGGAAGCCATTGAGGCGGAATGCGCCGCTTTGCTCGCCGCGTATCTCCGCAAAGAGATCGGGCGCCTCATGCAACAAGCGGAGCATTGGGCCACGAATGGCAAGCCACTCGCCGTTCATCACCGGCTGATGAAGGCGGACGATTATTTCCAGATCCTCGTGCTCATGGAGCGCGACCCGGCGAAAGGCTGGAAGCTGCCGTTCGACGAAATCCGGGAAAGCCTGAAGCGTCCGGCGATCTATGAGCCGGGAGCGTATCCGCCGAACGCCGACCTGTACCGCTACCGCGATCCTGCGTTCGTCGTCGCCGCCCTCCACCCCACCGATCAAGAGGCTATCAGGAGAGACGCGCTCGAAGAGGCGGCGAGGGTGGCGGACGCGTGGGCCGAGCCTTTCGACAGCGATGCGACGAAGCCGATTGAATTAGCCGCGCGCAAGATCGCAACCGCCATCCGTGCGCTTATGGCCGGCCACAAAGATCCGGCAGCATTATGATCGACCCGCCGTTCGTCAACGACTGGGCCTATTGCGCCTGGGGCGCGCTGGAGGTGCTGCGCGAGCGCCGCGCCGCCATGCGCGCCCGCGTCGCCGCCGGCACACTGACGCAGGCGGAGGCCGACGACAGCATCGCCGTCGCCCGCGCGATCGTCCTGCAATGGCGCTGGGCGCTCGACCCCGCCATGCCGCCCTTCCCCGCGGCGGCCGACGATCCCGCGCCGTTCGGCGCGCGCGACGTCGACATGGCCGTCCAGCAGCGCGGCCTCGCGCAATGGCGCCGCCAGCGCGCCGATGCCGCCCCCGCCGATCGCGACGCGCGCGAAGCCGCGTTGCTGGCGGAGGCGCTGGCCTGGCATCAGGACATGGGCGGCACCGACCTGCCGCGCATCGTCCACTTCGCGCTCATCGCCCGCCGCTCGCCGGCGCAACGCTTCATCCCCGATCCGGCCGAAGACGCCGGCATCTACCGCGCGTTGGGCCTGACGCTGGACGTCGAAAGGCGCGCGGCGTGACGGTGCTTCTCACCCCGGCAGAGGCCGCCGCCCGATTGCACCTGTGCACGAAAACCTTGCGCCGCCTGCGCCGGGAAGGCCACATTCGCTACGTCGCGATCACCGATCGAAAGATTTTCTACCGCCCGGAAGACTGCGACGAATTCATTGCCAGCCGCGCACGGAAGGCCGTCGAATGTCCGTCTACAAGCCGCATCACACGCAAGGCCAAGCCACGAGCCAGCGGACGCATCCTCTCGTTCACCGATCGGCGAAAGGCTGACGACGGTGGAAGATCCGGAACAGCGTAAGGAGCGCAAGCTCGCGTGGTATCGCGCAAACAGTGAGACGATCAACGCCAAGAGAAGGGCGCGCGGACGAACTGACGAAGAGCGGGCATACGCAAGGGAATATTATGCCCGCAACCGCGACGATCTGCGTGCCGCGGCCGTAGCGCGCAAGAAGCTAATCCCGATTGAGCAGGTCCGCGAGAAGGGGCGGGCTTGGGCGGCAGCAGATCGATTGAAGAACCGCGCCAAATGGCTACTGACTGGCGCGCGATACCGATCGCGAGAGCGGGGAATGGCATGCACGATCACCGTCGCCGACATAGTGATCCCAGCCGTGTGCCCCATTCTTGGTATTCCACTCGTCATGCGTTCCGGTGGCAAGCCCCGGGCCGATGCCCCGACCTTGGATCGAATTGACAACAGCCAAGGCTACATCCCCGGCAATGTCCGGGTCATTTCCGCAAGAGCGAATAGGCTCAAGAGCGACATGACCTATGATGAAGCTCGGCTGTTGGTGGAAAGGTGGTACGCACGATGAGTGTCTACAAACCCAAGAAATCGCCATACTACCATTTCGACTTTACGTGGCAGACCAACAGATACTACGGCTCGACGGGCTGCAAGTTAAAGCGCGACGCAGAACGCTATGAGGCGCGCGAGCGCACGAAGGCGATCCATGGCGGCGGCAACGCGGCGGTCATCCTCCTCGACGACGCGTGCGGTCTCTATGAGGACAAGGTCGGCGACCTGCCCAGCTGGGCCGATACCGAACGCGCCATCAAGCATCTGATCGCCGCGATCGGCGCGGCCATGCCGCTGCGCGACATCAAGCAGCTGGACCTGATGCACCTGGTGGCGAAGCGCCGCGGCACCGGGCTGGCGAACGCCAGCGTCAACCGCGAGATCGACGTGTGGCGCGCGATCTGGCGGCACGCCGCGGACGCGGAATTCGACATCGGCCGCATGCCGAATTGGGGCAAGCTCGTGCTGAAGGTCGCGGAGAAGGCGCCGCGCGAATTGAGTGATGCCGAGGAGGTGTCGCTGTTCAGCGAAATACGCGAGGATCTGTATGCCTTCTGCGAATTCGCCCTGAAGACCGGGTGGCGAAAGAGCGAGGTGCTGGGGCTGCGATGGTCCGACATCGATTTGGGGGCGCGCACGGCCGTCACCAAGATCAAGGGCGGCGACGTGGTGCGCCGGCCCCTGACGCAGGACATGCTGGTCATCATCGCCAATCAGCCAAAGGCCGGGCCATACGTGTTCACCTATGTCGCCCAGCGCACGAAGCCGGCCTTCACCGACAAGCTGGGCCGCAAGCATCCGGCCCGGATGAAGGGCCAGCGGTACCCGATGACCGATATGGTCCTGCGCCGCCCATGGGCAGCGGCGCTGAAGAATGCCGATGTGACGGAGTTCCGCTTCCACGATCTGCGCCACACGCGGGGCACGCGCATCCTGCGAACGACCGGAAACCTGAAGGCGGCCCAGCGCGCCCTCGCTCACCGCTCGATCAAAACGACGCTGCGTTACGCGCACGCCACAGACGACGACATCCGCCACGCGCTGGAGGTCAGCGATTCCCGGACTATTCCCGAAGCCCCGAACCGCAACGCCAAGAAAGCATAGCCTTGTCAGGTGTTTAGGTGATGGTGGAACGCCGTCGTGTAAACGAGCCGCTCTACCAGCTGAGCTAAGCGCCCGGCGCGTGCGCTACGCGGGAGGACCGTCTGTATCGCGCCGCCCCCGCCGATCAAGCGAAAAGGCGCCCGCTCACACCAACGGCAGCTTCGCGTCCGCCAGCGCCGCGACATAGCGGTACATCGCGTCCCGCGCCGCCGGGCTCAGCGACACGAACGCGCGCCGGCGGTCCTGGGGGTCGGGGTGGCGGTGCAGCAGGTCGGCCGCGGTCAGCTTGCCGATCCAGCGCAGCGCGGTGGTCGGCGCCACCGCCGCCGCGATGCACAGGCTCGACACCGACACCTGCGTCCCCTCCAGCGCGGCCGCGAACAGGTCCAGCAGCATGTCCCACGCCGGATCCTCGAACAGCCCCGTACCGAAGAAACGGTCGCGCAGCCGCCGCGCGCGCAGCACGTCGCGCACCGTCGCGGCGGCGATGTCGACCGACGGCGGCGGCGCGCCGAACCGGACATGCCGGTCCGCGGCGCGCGAACCGCTACCCGCGCCGCCTTCCGCCGCGATCCGCGCCAGCAACTCGGCGATGCGCCCGACCTCCGCCTGCAACCGCGCCGCGCGCTCGCGCTCGTCGTCGGCGCTGCGTACGCGGTCGCCGGGCGAGGGGCCCGTAGTGGCGATCGCCAGCGCGGCGATCCATTCGGCCTGGTCCTGGTCGGGTGCGCACAGCAACTGCACCGCATCGGTGCGGTCGCCCAGCGTCGCGACGACCGGGTCGATCTGCGCGATCGTCATCGCCACGATCAACGGCAGCCCGCGCGCCATGCATGTCGCGTCGGTCGCGGCCAGCAACGGCGCGAGCGCGGCATCCGCCACGCCGTCCAGGATCAGCACCACCGCATCCGCCGCAGCGGGGATCACCGACGCCGCATCGCCCCCGGCCGTCGGCGCGTCGATCACCGACCCGCCGATCAGCGCCACCGCCGCCCTTGCCGCGACCGCGTCCGCACCATCGCCGCCCATCACCACGAAGCGCGCGCCGGCACTGCCCGCCAGCCCGAATTGCGATCCCAT